GTTTAGGTGTAAATGCAAACGGAGATTTAAAGTTTTACAACTCTGGTACAGGCACATCAACAGGCAATTCAGCAGTAACTTTTTCTGACGATAATAAAGTTGGAATTGGCACTAGTCCTACCTATGCTTTAGACGTTGAATCAGACAACTCTGGTGGTCTTGTTGCCGAGTTTGTAAATACAGCAACTAGTATACCTCAAGGCGTTCTAATAAATTTTCCAAACAACACACCAAACGTAACCAATCGTTTCTTTTTGAAAATGGAAGATAGCACCAGTGTTAAAGCTGAAATAAACACTACTGGTGGTGGCTACTTTATGGGAAATGTCGGAATTGGTGATAACAACCCACCCTCACGACTTACTGTTCTAGGTGACAACAGTGCTGCTCCAGCCTCAAATGGGGCAGGGATAAATGGAATACAAGTCACGCGTACAACAAGTTCTTCTGAAAATCTTTATATTTATACTGGAGATGCTAGTCTTACTGGCTGGGCTGGAACTGCTTATCCGGGGCGAATTGAAGGATTTGGTGTCAATTCACTTGAAATCGGTACTCGCAATGAAAAACCAGTGGTATTTGCTACGAATAATACTGCTCGTATGACCATCGACAGCAATGGTACGGTCTCGTTCAACTCTGTGGGAAATATAAGTGCTTCAGGTGGTGATTTACTTATTTATAGCACTGAAGCAAGCCATACAGGATTACGTTTTGGTGAAGGATATGTATTCCCTGTAGACAATTCTGGGGGTACTACAAACGGTACAGTAGACCTTGGTATACCAGGTGCTTCTTCCTTTAAAGACCTTTATCTCGATAACAGAGTAAAATTAGGGGCTAGTGGTGGTATTGAGTTTGGTCATGCTACAGCTTCATCACCAGCTTCAGCTTCTAGCACTCTTTTAGATCACTACGAAGAGGGAACTTTTGAACCTACGTTTACTTTAAGCAGTGGCACAGTAACTATGAACTCTGTGTATAATACAATGTCTTACACTAGGGTTGGAAGACTTGTTACAGTGTTTGGTTTGGTTATTACTGCAAGTGTATCAAGTCCTGGTGGAAATTATCTTTTTATTGATAATCTACCGTACACCTCTTGTAATTTAACTGAAGGTTCTGGTCGTAGTGGCGGTGGAGTATTTTATTGGGATGGAAGTAATCCTCATGTTCAACCTTGGGAAATATCAGAAGCTACTACACGATTAACTGTTTATATGGGTAATGGTGGGGCCAGTAATTTAACAGGTGGCGATGATTTTTATTTTTCATGCACATACCAAGTACCTTAAAGGAGATAAACAGTGGCATTAACAGAAGAACAAATAGAAGATAAAATAGAAATTGTAGGAGAATTTAAACACATTCATGTGCGTACAGCTACGGTAATCAAACGAGATGGTATAGAGATTAGCCGTAGTTTTCATCGTCATGTAGTTACACCTAATGCAGATACTTCAGGGGAATCTGATGACGTAAAGGCAATTTGTGGAATAGTTCACACAGACGCTGTAAAAACAGCCTATGCACAACATTTAGAAAATAATTCACCAAAATAATTAATTGGACCAAATAACATTTAACTAAGGATATTATTATGGGAAAAAAGGAAAAAGCACCCACAATTATTGTAAACGAAAAAGAATATGAAATTGAAGGAATGACTGATCAACAAAAAATTATGATCAACCACATTACTGACTTAGATAGAAAACTATCAAGCACACAATTTAATCTAGACCAATTAAAAATAGGTCGAGAAGCATTCATTAATATGTTGGCAAAATCACTGGAAGAACCACCAGTAGAGGAAGCCGCTTAATCCATTAACTGAAGGACTAGCGCATGAGCAAGGCACGTACATTAGCTGACTTAATATCGGACAACGCTGAATTAGCAGATGGTCAAATATCTGTTGCTGAGGTAGTCGGAGCAGCACCTCTCGCTAGTCCAACATTTACAGGAACGGCTACAGGAGCTGCTTTCTCTGGTCCTCTAACTGGTAACGTAACTGGCAACGTAACTGGTAATGTAACAGGGGATATAACAGGTAAGTTAACTGGAAGCGAAATAAACGTATCAGCCATATCCGCAACCATTAGCGACACAGCCGTAGACGTATTCGTTTACGACACTTCAAAAGATAGCGATGGCGGTGCTTGGAGACACAGAACACAGAATACTTCTTGGTATAATGAAACCCTAAGCACTAGCACCCGTGGTTCTCGTAAAGAGTTTCCATCGGTGGCTGTTATTGTGGCTGATAGCAGTGCGACAGAGACTAACATATATGATGGTGATGACCCTGATCTGCCACTTTGGATGTCTTTTGATAACAGTGCTAACTCAATCTTACGTTCACACGGAACAGGAATGAACATAGCTATGCTTAATGGCAAGTTAATGGTAGGTCTTGCGCCAAATGATGCAGGTATAGCGGAAATTGACTTCTTATCTGACAGTGCGTTTAGGCACACTACAAGTAGCAGTTACGCAAACAAGGGTAGATATAACGGTAGTATCGCTGAACGTAATTCAGGCAAGGGATTTGATGGGGTTGTAGCTAATACTATTTTAAACCAATATGTCAACGATGTAGCCATGACCGTTCTTCCCAATGCACCTATTGATGTTGCTACGGGGTTGCCTGTACCAACCATAGCGATTGCTACTGGTGGGGGTGCTACCATTATTAAAGATGATGGTGTTACTGTGTCTAAAGCTACTACTGCGGATGCTTTGCACAAAAGTGCGTGGCTAGGGCGCAACTTAGTTGTTACGGCTCCTTTGTATTATGGTATTTACAAAGATATTAGCGTAGGAGAAAGTTCATCTTATTTAAGTAACACTTCAGACGCAAATTACTATTGGGCCGATAATGACAATGGAACGGCAGCTTTTAATTTTCCACGTCCTTTAGGCAATGCTGATAAATTAGTTACGATTGAGCCTAGAACTATAGTTACTTCAACTACAGCTCAGACTGTTAATGATTTTGACGGGCAAGATGGTCTAACTATACATGAACTTAGTGAAAGTGACATTAAAGATAATACAAATGGAATGAATGCTTATATAGCTTCTGATTACAATACAGGATGGCAAATAGGAAATAATAAACTTAGTACACTATCTGATACGGATACTACGGATATTTCATATACAAATCTTCTAAGTGGTGACGACAGTACTTTTACAAGCGGTACAGGAAATTGGGTTGCATCAAATGCTACTCTTTCGCAAGTAAGTAATGCTTTGCGTGTAGCAGATAATGGTGGGTATTCTAATGCTTATTTAGCAGTTACAACGGTAGTCGGAACTTCTTATGTATTTGAAGCTACCGTTTCTAATAATGGAAGTTACGCAACTTTGTCAGCCAGTACTGCAATTCCTACAGGAAGTGATTGGGGAACATATGGAACTTCAAGATCTACAGCAAATGGTTATTTAGCTTTTAGTTTTACAGCAACAACTACAACAACTTATTTAATGATGGGGTCTGAAGGGTCAACATCTACAGATTATGATGATGTAAGTTTAAGTGTAAGTGAAAAAGATCGTTCAGTATATCAAAATGGTCTACGAATATATGGAACTGTGACCAAATCGGCTGTAGCTACTGGTGCGGATTTGGTGGCTTATAGTGGGTTCTCTTCTAACGGCAACTATTTATCTCAGCCTTATAATTCACATTTAGATTTCACTGGTGACTTTTGTATATCAGGTTGGTTTAAATCTGCTAGTTCTGGTGATCCTATTATTAATAGGCTTCGCAATAGCAATAGCGCAGGGTCAGGATTTTTAATAAGCACAGGTTCTAATTCAACTTTAACTTTTGCTATTTACACTCAAGGTTTTCAATCCACTGGTAGAACTACTATATCTACAACTAGCACCCACACAGGATCTAATTGGCAACAAGTTTTTGCAATTCGCCGTAGTGGTATGATGGAACTGTATGTAGATGGAAAGTTGATTGGTACTGCTAACCAAGGAAATACAAGTTTGGCAGATACGTCAGAAAAACCACCATTACTATTAGGTCAAAGCCACAATTACGGAACACATTTTGGAGGATATTTAGCTCTTTGGCGCATTTCAGCCACAGCCCCATCCCCAGACCAAATTAAAAAAATGTATGAAGACGAAAAACGTCTTTTTAATACAAATGCAAAAGCCACTTTATATGGTAGCAGTGATACGGTAACAGGCTTGGCACATGACGATATTACCAAAGAACTTCATGTAGGAACTTCAGCAGGTAGATCAACTTTTCAAGGACTTTCCAGAACAGCAAATACAACAAATGCCGTTGGCGTATCTATTAGCGCAAGCAATGGTCTTGTGGCAGATGATTAGGAGCAAACATGACAGTTAATGTATCAAAACCAAACATTAATATTAGATCAGAATTAGCTGACATAAAAAAGACCACAGGCATAGCAGGCGAAGCAATGCTACGGGCTGAGACACCACAGGAACAGTTTCAGCTTATCAATGCGGGTCGGAAGAACTTTTTTTATAATGGTGCAATGAACATTGCCCAGAGATCGACTTCGGCAGTTACTGTCTCAGATAACTCAAATGAAGGATACTCTACTGTAGATCGGTGGAAGATAGACTTTGGTAGCGGAATGGGCGGTGCTTTGGCAGCGGAACAGGTAGGTTCACCTTCTGGACATGGCGAGTTTTCAAAATCACTCAAGCTATCATGTACTACTGTAAACGGCGGGTCTATGGCATCAGGTAGCACAAGATTTTTATCTGTCGCCCAATACTTGGAAGGTCAAGACTTACAGCATTTAGCTTATGGAGAGCCAGACGCTAAAGATTTAACGTGTTCTTTTTGGGTATATACAAACAAAACAGGACGCTACGGGTTTTCTATTATAACACAGGATAGTAGTTCTGGCTTTGACGTTTGGGGTTCGTATTTTGATGTTCATACAGCTAATGCTTGGCAAAAAGTAGTTTTCACTATTCAAGGAAATACAGCCGCTGATATTAAGTTCACCAACAGTTATGGTTTACTGCTAGACATATATCTATCGGTTGCTGCTAACAGGGCGGGTGTATCAGATAGTCAGTGGCAAGGTTATAGCTCTGCCCGTGTTCCCGGGGCTTACACAGATTACGTTGATTTCTTAGACAATACTTCAAACGTATTCTACGTCACAGGATTGCAGCTTGAAACAGGCAAAGTCGCCACCCCCTTTGAACATCGCAGCTATGGCGAAGAACTGGCGTTGTGTCAGCGGTATTATCAGAAATATACTGTTGCTGACACCTATCACTATATTGGTGGCTTAACCGCTGCCTTAACCACCACTGGTTTAGTGCAGACATTCCGTTTAAGTCCTTCAATGAGGGCTGCCCCTAGTTTTACCTCGACGGGCTTTAGATGGAAAAGACTGTCTGGGGGATTATCGAACATGACATTGTCTAGCGTTTCTGTGAATGATGCGACAACTACAGATGTGGATGTAAGGTGGGTTTTATCCAGTACGACTAATGTGGGCTACGTTGGATTTTTGGAAAGCAACGGCGACAGTGGTGCTAGATTAGAATTTATAGCGGAGTTATAAGATGGCATATACAGCAAACAACATAGACGGTGTATTTAAGTCAATAAACTCAAGCAACTTTTTTTCCATCCCCCTAGACCCTTCAAACCGCCACTATCAAGAAGTCCTAGACGCAATCATTGAACAAGGCGCAGACTGCTTTGACGGTGACATCCCAACTGAACTACAAGCAGCGGCTGATGCTAAACTATTTGCTAAACAACTGAAAGAATACAAAACAGCCACAGCTAGACTAGCACAGTATGAAGTTGAAAAAGGGCGTGATGAAGTCAAGGAAACTAGGAATACAGGTAGGAAAGTTCAAAACGATAAAGAAGAATGGGTAGATGAAACTGAAGAAATTATTATTCAGTCAAAGATTGATCCTGTTGAGCCTACAATCACACGGTGGATGTACTCAGATGACCTTGAGGCAGATCCTACTCAGGAAACAATAGAAAACCCACTTATTACAAAAGACAAAGCAGAACGTGCAGAAGCACAGGCTGTAGTAGATGCTACACCTCAAGCTGTTAAAGATGCGGCATAATATACTTGCAAAAACACCTAATTAGGTGTTATAATGATTGCATATTAAATTTATAAAATTAGATACTTATGACCGTTTACGTAAGACGGCTTAGAGACACAGACTTACCTTCAGTACTACAAATAGCAAAATGGCTACACGAAAACTCAAGGTACAAAGTTTTTACTTATAAAGAAGAAAAAGTTAAACGTCTTTTGTCTATGAGCTTAAATCCTAAAAGTCCAGTGTTCGTAGTTGTGGCACTTAATAAAGATAATAACAAAGTAATTGGATATTTTCATGGTTATGTTGATGAACATTATTTTAGCAATATGAAATACGCAGGTGATTGGGCTGTATGTATTTTACCTCAATACAGAAGATATGCTCCAAAAGTATTAAAACAAATGATTTTAGCTTTTGAAAAATGGGGCAAAAGCAACGGCGCAGAAGAAATATCAATCGGAGCTTCTACAGAAGCTTACGGTACTGGATATAAAAAATTTTTAACAAGAATGGGCTATAGGGATGTTGGCTTCCTAGCCGTGAAAGGGGCATAAAATGAGTTTTAATAGAAGTACAAACGTTACCCAAACTGGCCTTGGTGATGCTCAATATGATGAGCTTACTGCTAACATAGGCGGTGTAGGCGAACAAGTAGAAGAAGGTTTTGTAGGAGCCAGTGAACAACTTGGGGGAATATCTCAGGATGTATCTGGATTATCTGGTTCTATAGGTGGAGTAGGTAGTAAGGTTGATACTGGATTTACTACTTTAGGTGACAATTTAAGTACTTATGGAGATGCTATCTCATCCGCACAAACTGCTGCAAATGCAGATAGAAAAACATATTACGATAATTTACTTCAAGCTATGAAAGATAATGTTGGTGGTTTAGCTACGCAAACATCTGTAGATACTGGTTTTTCGGATATTACTGGAAGATTTAATACTGTTGATAGTAATCTTAGTGGAGTTCAAGACTCTGTTAATGAGGTTAGTACTGACTTAGGTACAGCGCAAAGTTCCATAGACGCAGGCTTTGCTGATGCTACTGGTAGGTTTGATACTCTAGATACAAGTATGACAGATGCTGAAGCTGATAGAGCGTCTAATTTAGATGCTATGAGTACACAACTAACAGATACTCAAGCCAATGTATTAGGTGGTCAAGGAGAAATACAACAAGATTTAGATACAATGTCCAATACTCAGGATGTGTATGCTGAACAAATGATGGGCAACCAAGACACGATGCTTGCTAATCAAGGCCAGTTTATGTCTGATTTTGATACGTATGTAGATCGTTATGGACAAGACACAACACTAGCACAACAGTCAAGGGCAGATTTAGCAGAAGCTCAAGCCAATCAAACAGAAGCTTTACGTGATGATTTAGGAATTTTTGCTCAAGCAGCTGCTACAGGCCAACAAAATATTCAACAAAAGATAGGTAATCTTGGAGAAGGTACACAGACAGGATTTCAACAATTAGGAGATGCTCTAGGCACTGGTTTTACAGATGCTTCTACTGCCGATCAAATTGCACAACAAAACTTAGCTGTAAGATTAGGTAATGTTAGAGATCTTGTCCAAAATGTAGGTGACACTATTGGGGCAGATACAAAAGCTCAATATACTCAACTTGCTAATGCTTTTGATGACAACGGTACTTTAATATCCAACGCGATTGATGATCAAGGTAATACAATTACTCGTACTATGGATGAACAGGGTATTATTGTTGAGCGAAAACTTGATAGTCAAGGTAATGAGATTAGCGCAGTACAAATGGACGTTAATCAAATGCTTGGTAATGCAGAAGCTTACGAACAATCACTTATGGGCCAAATTAGTCAAGGATTTGATGAAGCTAAAGCATCAGAAGAAGCTACAACAGCAGCTATTGCTCAAGGATTTAATATTCAAGACAAGAAATTAGCTGTGCAGACCCGTGATATGTCGAGAATAGCAGCAGATCAAACTGATCTAGACGTAAATATGAGAAATGAGTTTAAACAACTTGGTGAAGCATTTGACGATACAGGTGCATTAATAGGCAACTCTGTAATGGCAAATGGTACATCAATATCACGGGCAATAGATAATAGTGGTAATCTATTGCTTAGAGCCTTTAATCCTCAAGGGGCAGTAATAGGCAACCAAGTTATTAACGTAAATAACGCACTTAATAACTTGTCTAAATTAACCACTGTTCAGGGAGCAAATACATCAATGGGCAATCTTAGCCCAGCAATGAGCGCAGGTAGTGGAAATAATACTGGCTTCGCATCAAATTTCGCAATGACAGGATAAAATATGCACCCAACAACAGTATCAAAAAACTGTGTAGAGCTTGTAAAAAAGTTTGAAGGCTTACACAAATTAAAAAACGATGGATTAGTTCATGCCTATCGTTGTCCGGCTGGAAAATGGACACTAGGTTATGGCGCAACAAAAGGTATTCGATCTGGTAGTAAATGTACCATTCAAGAAGCCGAACAAAGACTAGTTCACGATTTAGATGAACACGGTAAAATAGTTAAGAAATACGTAAATGTACCGCTTACTCAAGGCCAGTACGATGCACTGGTCTCTTTTGTATTTAATTTAGGTGGTGGTGCGTTTCGTAGTTCAACACTTCTTAAAAAACTAAATGCAGGCGACTACGATGCTTGTCCTGAACAAATTATGAGATGGAATAAAGCAAGAGTAGACGGTAAGTTACAAGCATTGAGAGGACTAACAAGAAGGCGTACAGCCGAAGCAGCTATTTTTAGTCGTGATGCTCAATTACCTTCTGATGTAGGTGGTCCTGATATGGTACAAAGACCTACAGCCGAACATCCAAAATCTCTTACCAAATCTAAAACTATGGCAGGTGTTGGCATAGCTGGCGCGGCTACAGGACTGAATGAAGTAGCTAGTCAATTACAGGGCTTAGTTGCTTACGCAGACAGTCTCAAAACCATCTTTCTTTTGTGCGCTATAGGGGGGATTGCGTTAGCAGCTTATGCCCGTTGGAAAGACAATAAAGAAGGCGTTCATTAGTGTTCATCTTCAGTAAAATTAAAATGTATATTATAGGTGCTTTAGCATTAGCCTTACCAATTATTTATGCCTTCGGTAAAATTCGTGGGGCATCAAAAGAAAAAAATAAAATTCTTCAAGACGATTTACAAGCACAACAAAAAGCAACTGATTTTTATAAAAATATGGCAGAGCATGAAACTGAATCTCTTACTGATCGTAAGTCTATTACTGACAGGTTGCGGTCAAACGGTCTATAGGACCAAACTTGAAATCTATTGCCCGTCAATCAAGCAATACGATGAAAGTTTCAATCAAAAACTAGCAGACGAAATGGAAGGTTTACCGCCCAATTATACTGCTATCGATGAAGCCATGAAGGGATACATTTATTTGCGTGATCGTATTCGGCGTTGCGAAGAAGAGAAGGGTAAAATTTAATGGGCATATGGTCAGATACATTTGGTGGTGGCAATAGTTTTAGCGAAAGCGTTGCCAACGTATTTACACCTAACGATGGAGCTTCCTACGTAGGTGGTCAATTAGTTGATGACGCAACTCAGCAGCCCATATCTGCTGGCGGTCAAACTTCTACTGGCAACACAATTTCTGGCAATATGAATGACTCTAGCAATGATAATTATACTATTCAATCTGGGGATACTCTTTCTGAAATTGCACAAGCCAATAATACAACCGTTTCTGCTTTGATGGAAGCTAATCCAAACATTACTGATGCAAATGTTATTCAGGCTGGTGCTACTTTAAATATGCCTTCTTCTAGTACCTCAACATCTAATAACAACACTACTACTAATAATAATAACGATGGTGGAGATAATGGCAGTAGCACAAGTAATAATACTGGTGATGGAACAAGTACCTCTACAGAAACCCAAACAGCGACAGAACAAATTACAACAACAGCCGAAAACATTAAAAAGATGGCTGAAGAAGCTGGCCTTGTTCAAAACGAAGCTGATGCACAAGCTATTCTAGCTGACCCAATGAAATTCTTGGAAGATAGGGGTTTAAAAGTATCCGACCTTCTTCCAACAATGGATGATGATGCTGAAGGTACTACTCTAGATGCGGATGATCCTAACTATGATATTGGGGAAAATTATGGCTTTGAAGCTACTACCGTAGATGACGCTACTATCGTTGATGATATAACCGCGAAAGAAGGTACTACATACGAAGCAGCACAAGCTAAGATTACTGACGCAGAAATGATGAATGCCGTTACTGGAACGGTTAGTGATGAAGCTCAAGTAGACGCAGAAGAATACACCATAGATATGACGGGAGCAGCTACTGGTGTAAATGAAGACGGTACAAAAAATGAACTTGGATTAGCCCTTAATGATTGGGCCAGTGTCGATATGTCTAAAATTATCGATACTACAACAACAGCAGGTAAATTATTAGCAGATAAATTAAAGGCTGAAGGTAAGGACTTTGTAGACGCTAAAACTTCTATACTTTGGCAAATGAAGACAATAGCTGCTGAGTTTAAAGATGCTAACGGTAATCCAATTATACCGCCGTGGGCGCAAGCACAAGCCAGAGAAGTTTCTAAGTCTATAGCTTTTAGTGGTATTTCTGGAAGCGCAGCTACAGCCGCTATGAGTAATGCTATTATGGAAGCTACTTTAGGCGTTGCAGAAAAAGAAGCCACATTCTTTCAAACACTGACCACAACAAATCTTAATAATAAGCAAGAAGCTATTATTAATAAGGCTAACATTCTTTCTAAGATTGAAATGGCAAACTTGGATGTACGTTCACAAGCAGCCATACAAAATGCTAAAGCGTTCTTAGAAATGGATCTTACCAATCTCAACAATGAGCAACAGGCTGAGATGGTAAATAAGCAAGCCTTAGTACAAGCTTTATTTGAAAATACAAAAGCAGAAAATGCTGCTCGGAGATTTGGCGCAGAAACTGCTAATGATATGGCTAAATTCTATGATGAATTACAAGTAGCAATTGATCGTCATAATAGTTCTGAAATGAACGCTCTAGCAAAATTTAACGCTGGGGAAATAAATGATGCTGCTCAATTTAACGCCGATTTAAAAAATGACCGCGATAAGTTTATGGCAGAGATGCAATATCAAATTGATCTTGCGAATGCGAAGTGGCGACAAACAGTTGAGACAGAAAACTTTAGAGCCGAAGTTGATGCTCACACGGCTGACGTAAAAGCTGCTTTAGACCTTACTCAAGAACAACAAAACCAGTTATGGGATTACGCCGATAACTTATTAGATTACATTTGGAAAACCACAGACAACGAACAAGAAAGAGAACTAAGACTTCTAGTTAATCAGATGCAAGCTCAAAGCGGTCAGTCTTCTGGTGGTGGATTTTTAAGTGGTCTACTTCAGTTGGGTGGTGCTTTCTTGGGGTCTACTAGTGGTTCTGCTTGGTTGGCAAAAATATTACCTTTTTCTGACATACGCCTAAAAGAAAATATTGAGTACTACGATACCCTTAAAGGCATAGACTTCTACACTTGGGATTGGAATGAAAAAGGCAAAAAGATAGGCGCAGATAAGTATCCTAGCTTTGGAGTACTAGCGCAAGTAATTCAAAAATCTCATCCAGAAGCTGTAGTCACGGGTGAAGATGGTTACCTCAGAGTAAATTATGGGATGATACAAAATGGACTTTAATGTTGCGGTTAAACGATCAATTAAAAGCTTTTTAGCAGGTAAGATGGCTATGAAAACATCTGAGCTAAAAGAGAACGGATTACTATATACACCCGACTTTTTTGACCAAATGGAAGAAGATCTTTTGGAAGAACCTACTGACAGTAAAAAAGCTAAAGAAGAGGAGTTAAAAGATGAGACTTAGTACTCCAATTCCAGGTAGCAATTACACTTCAGATACTCGTAACTACGCTTGGCATAGGCCACCTGATATAGTCGATTACGATGAAGCTGTTTCTTACTTAATAGACAAAATTGATGAGCCAGAACAAAAAGAACTAGTGTTCGCAATGCTAGGCATCGATGCTCACATTACTACCGTAGTTTCTACAATACTTATGCAAGCCATTAGTAAAGGAAAGGTAGGCATAGACCTAGCAATTCTAATAGCTGGCCCTCTTGCCCGTTACATTGAGATAATAGCTAAAGACGTAGGCATTAAGTATGAGATGGGAATAGAGGATAAAGATAGAGTAGTTATTACCCCTACCCTCTTAAAAGCTTCTCTGGGCATCGTAGAGCAAGAAGATGAGGTAGAGCCTATGCAAATGAAAGAAGCCCCCTCAGAAGCCCCTGTAGGCGGTCTGATGGCTATGCCAGAAGATGGTGGAGTAGCTTCTGAAGAAGAACAATCCGCAATGCTTGGAAATACAGAAGAAGAGGAGCTTGAAAATGAGCTTTCGTAGTGAGGCTGACAGAGTACGAGCTAATCTAGACGCTGGTGCTTATAGAAAAAAAGTAGATCCGCTTGCGGGTTTTTTTGATGAGCTTACTTACGGAATAAAGAAAGCTGATGAATTTAAACGACAAGAAGAAATTGAAAAAAGACGAGAAGCAAGGGCCAATGCAAGAGCTATAAAATCAAAGCAAGATGCTGAAGATAAAAAACAGAAAAAACAGGACAGATTAGCTAATCTTTATCTTACCACTAAAGGAATAGATAAAACTGAAGCAAATAAACAAAAAGTGCTTAGTGTTATCGTTGATGGCGGTATTACAGGATACAATGATTTAAATACTATAATGGATGCTACATCTACGTACACACCCGGTAGTACTGATCAACAAATGGGTGAAATTTTATTTGGTAAATCACAAAAAGATCCTCTTTCTATGGCACTTGATGAAGTAAATTTTGAATTAAGTAATCCCAATATAACCGCAGAAAGAAAGGCTTTACTTATAAGAAGAAAGGCTTCGCTTACTGATCCTGATAAATATAATCCTACAAAGTTATATAAGGCCGATGGTAGTGAAGTTACTGCCCGTACTCAAGCTGAAGAAAATAATTATATATCACAAGGATTTTCTTTAATTAAAGGCGCAGGTGATACAGATTTTAAAACAAGAACTCTTTATAAAGACGGTGCTAGTGTTCAGGTCTACAGTAATGCTGATTTAACACAATACAAATCCGAAGGTTGGAGCGAAGTTAAGCCCAAGGAAACAGAGCCATTTAAACAAAGAACATTATATAAAGATGGACAAAAACTAGAAGTATTTTCTCAAAAAGAATTAGATGACGCAACTAATATTGGTTGGTCTGCAATAGAACCAGCTGTAGAAAAAGACTTTAAAGAAAGAACACTCTACAAAGATGGTGCAGAAGTCAAAGTCTTTAGCGAAAATGATTTATCTACTTATAAAGCAGACGGTTGGAGTGAAGAAAAACCAGCTAAGGTAGTGCCGTTTGTTCAAAGAACATTGTACAAAGACGGTGCAGAGCAAGTCGTAACTACCCAAGAAGAAATGGATACAGCCATTGCTAATGGTTTTTCCGCTATAAAAGCTGCTCCAACTAAAGAATATGTTCAAAGAACATTGTACAAAGACGGTGCAGAAATACAGGTATTCTCTGAGGATGAAGAATTTCTGTTGGTATCAGACGGTTGGTCTCCAGTTAAGCCAGCTAAGGTAACGCCATTTGTTCAAAGAACTCTTTACAAAGATGGCGCACAACAAGTTGTTACTTCTCAAGCAGAAATGGATACAGCTATAGCTAATGGATTTTCTGCTATAAAAGCTGCTCCGACAGACAAGTTTGATAGCAGAATACTGTATAAAGACGGTGCAGAAGTAAAAGTATTCTCAATTGAAGAATTAGACCAGTACAAGCAAGACGGTTGGTCTGCTATTAAACCAGCTACTACAGAAAAATTTGCTAAACGAACTTTATATGCAGAAGATGGTCGTGAAATAGAAGTATTTTCACAAGATCAAATGGATGTAGCTATTGCAGATGGATTTTCTGCTATAAAGCCAGCACCTACAGAAAAATATACAGCCCGTACATATTATAAAGATGGGCAAGAAATACGGGTATTAAGTGCCGATCAACAAGCCCAGTTGGAGCAAGAAGGTTGGAGTCCAATCAAGTTGGATGACATTGCCCAGATTATGGCTGATCTTAACGTAGACAGAAAGACAGCAGCAGAAATTAAAAATGGTGTTAGAAAAATAACATCTGATGGTTTTGGAAGACCAATGATTGTTGATATAGCTTCAGGCACTCCAATAAATATTGGCAATCAAGAAAGTGATGCTGATGCTTCTCAAAGAATAGTAAATGAAACACTTACTGAAGAAGAATCTCAATCTATACAATCCGCACAAGACCAAGCAATACAAGCGTTAAGAAATATTGGTTTTGAAGGCGACATTAATGACTTAAAAGATATTTCAGCAGCGTTTGGTCCTGAAGGTTGGGCTGGTAAAGTATTAAATACAGTTACTGGTGTTTTTGGTGGCACTGCAATGAAAGACAGTGCAGAGGCAAGAAGTAGTTTAAATGCTCTTAAAACAGTTACTACCTTACAAATAGTAACAGCTTTTCCGGGTCTTAGAGATAGCGTAGCACTAAAAGCTCAGATTGGCGCACTTATTCCAGAAACTGGCAGATTTTTTGGAAGTAAACCAGAGGCCCGTAGAAATTTAGAAGACATCAAAAACCTTGTTGATCAAGCTATAATAAATCAGGAAGCAACGGCAAAAGACCGTAGTGTAAATACAACAGCCCAAAGTAAGGCTAACGTAGCACTAAATGCTTTACGACCACTTTCTAACATTTACAAAGCTGTATTACAAAGCTTTGACGAAGGTGCAAAATCGGATCAAGTTACAGGAAGTATATTTAAACCAAATAATAATACTCAAAATACTAACGTACCTACTCTTCAAGAATTTATACAAGCAGCTAAAGCAATACCAGCTAACCAAGGTAAAACTGACGCTGAATTAACTGAATTTTACAATAATAAATACAGTGGGCAAAATTAATGACTGATATTGTAGATCCATTTGCTGAAGATGAACAAGATCGTCTAGACCTTGAGCAAGATGCAGAAGTAGTAGACCCGTTTGAGGAACAACAAACCTCTGGGGAGTTGGACCTACAAAATATTAAACAACGTAGAAGCTCTGGTGAATCCGACCAGAACATTCTTAATGATATTGTTCAACAAGGCGGTACTAATTGGAAAATGGATGGTCAACCTTTTGACCTAGCACCAGAAATACAAAAAGGTACTAGTCCTACTGCCTTGTTAGATTTTATTACATCAGGCCAAGTCGTAGATACCAACGTAGATAGTACTGGTGATGCAATTACAAAAGGCATTGGTAGTGCTGGTATGAACCTTCTTGGATTGCCTGTTGACTTAGTGAATATGGCATCACAAGGAATAGAAGGTGGAGTACGTTATGGTATTAACAAACTTGGCGGTGATGTAAGCACTGATCCAAAAGATTTTATAGCTTCAAGTCCTAAGCCAGTATTGGGTAGTCAATATCTTAAAGAAAAAGCAAATCTTATTGCAGAAAAAACAGGTGTTGTTGACGAAGGAGAAAAACTTTATCTAGATAGAGAAAATATTCCAGATGAATTTAAACCATATTTTAGTATTGCCAGAGTACTAACAGAAAATGCTATACCGGGTTATGCTTTATTAAAATCTGCTAAAATGGGAATTGGATTAAGCAATCCTCTTATTAAGGAAGTTGCTAAAGATCCTAGTAAATTTAAAAAGATAGAAACAGCCGCTACTGGTACAGCTGCTGGCGCAGTTGGTTTTATAGAAACAATTGGCTTAGGCGATAATCCTTGGGCCATGATGGGTGCAGAGTTTGTTGGTTCTATTCTTGGTGGTGGTACAGTATCTGCAAAATCTAAAGCTGGAGATACAGCTACTGGCGTAAGTAGTGCATTAAGTAAATCACTAGAAACAGCTATGTCGGCAATAAGTAAACAAGCGGCTCAAAAGGGGGCTGTGAATGATATTCTTATAGCAGCTAAAACCCAAAGAGATTTACTGTTAGACAGGGCTAAAGTTGCACAGGAAGCTGGTGATGATGCTCTTTATACTCGACTAATAGAAGAAGCTGATGCTCACAAAGCTGAAAGGATTATTAGCGATTTAGAAAATGCTTTAAATGCTACAGATGGGCAAATGGCTGAATTAGGTATTAATTTACCTTCTGGCAATCTTACAGAAAATCCAGTTCTTATGGGTATTCAAAATGAAATGACTTCTGCTTACGCAGATTTTCGTGGAGATGTAGGAAAAGAACTTAATATTGCTCTTAATCAAATACTAAATGCTTCTGAGAATTTAGCCAGAGCAGGTAATACTTCCGCAGCTAATACTTTAAGAGCAAGATATTTTCAGAATTTATTAGATACACGTATTAATTCTGCACAGGCCCAAGCAACGGCTAGAGTGAATGAACTTGGTCCAGATGTAAGTCCAATGAAGGCTTCAGAAATAGCTCAACAGACTTTGTTTGAAGCTAAAAACAATATCCGAAATATGGAAACATATTTATGGAGTAGGATTGATCCTTCACTTACAGTCCAAGGTGATCAACTTGCGTCTAAAATAGATAGCTTAATAAATAGTAGAATATTAGAAGGCGAAACTTTAGCAGGCGGTGGTCAATTAGATGCTGTTATAAGAAACATTTACGCAAAAGCCCGTGATCCTAATCAAACTATTAGCGTAGATGAAATACGTAAATTTAGATCCCGTATGTTAGCAGAGTCTAGAACTTTAGGCTCAGGTGCTAGTCCAGATTACTTTAAGGCAGGTATTTTTGATGAATTAGCTAATGCTACAATCGATGAGTTAAATACTATACCCGATAATATGGGTGGTATGGACATAAAAGCTGCTCGTAGATTTAGTGCAGAGTTAAATGCTAGATTTACCCGTTACTTCAATCAAGATGTTCTTGCTAAAGGTGAAACTGGTGGAACCACTATACGTGCAGAAGAAACTTTAGATAAAGCAATGGCTGGTTCTGAAACATCTAGAGCATTAAATATGGCAGAAATGCGAGAAGGTGCAGAATTTGCAGACCAAGCAGGTGAAACTTTACAAGAAATAAAAAATTTAGATGATTTAAAAAATGCCACTGCAAAGGCAGAACTTGATGCAAGAACTTTAGCAGATGACGGTGCAAGAGTACCATCTACGCAAGCAGATAATGTAGATGATCCTACAAAAGTTGATCCATCAAAAATAATGCCAACAGATGACGATATTATTCCAGAAATTAAAGTAACAGGTATTGGAGATGATACTTTATTAGATCCTACCGACCCTGTTCCAGAGTATACTATCTACGGAGCTAACAGACCAAGACCAGATGCACCAGAATCTGAGGTTACAGATGATTTTACATTAAATGAAGGTGGAGAAACTACTTCTGTAGCAATTCGTGATGAGGGTATACGTCAAGACCTTGGGCCAACTATGACAAAAGCCCAAGAAGATTTCCTACGAGGATCAGTTACTAAATTAAGGGGTACTGATGGTACGATTGACCCACAAAAGTTAGAACAATTTATGTCTGCTACTGAGAATGCAGAAGTACTAAAAGCATTCCCAAATTTTAGGGCTGAATTAGTAGGTCTTTTAGATGCACAAAGAACAGCCGATAAAATATTCGATCAATTTAATGAAATTGCTACTTCAGGACAATTACCAAAAGAAATTGGTAAGGTACTTACTGGTAAAAATCCTGTAGATGATTACACAAAGCTTGCTTCAGAAGCATTAGGAGATGCAAATGCTCTAGCCGACCTACGAATGGCTACGATAGACAAATTATTTGAGTCTGCAAAAGTTGGCGATGATCCTGACTTCTTTACGTTAACAAATGAATTAACAAGACCTCTTAGTGGGCGTAAGGGAGACAAAAGCATTTTAGATATTATGCAAGAGCAAGGTGTAATTTCAAGTGAAGAGACACAAGCACTTGGCGCAGTAATTTCCGAAGGATTACGTGTTCAAAAAAGTACTATGAACGACAAACAGATATCAAACGCTGTTACAGGTCAAGGTGATTTAGTTACCAACGCAGCTAGAATATTTGGTGCTAACTTCGGCGCACAATTTGGTGTTGGAGAAGGATCACAATTACAAGCAGCAGCTATTGGTTCCGCCGCTTTTAAAAAGTTAGTTGATGGATTACCTACCGCCAAAAAATCAGAAGCTCTTAGAGTACTAATGCTTCAGCCAAGAACTTTATTAGCTACTCTTAATAAAAATCCACAGATACGTAAGGGAGCTATAGAAAGCGTCAAGGAATTTCTTATTAATTATGGATCTCAATTTAAAGGTCTTAGTAAAGGACAAATAGCTAAAAAGGTTGCTAAGGATGTTACCGTAGGTACAGCCAAGAAAACAGGACAAGCTATTATAGATGCTGGCTCAGTAGCCCCTCTCTCAAGTTCTTCTGCATTCAGTGAAGGATTTATAGCAGAACCAAGCCCGACTGTTACCGTAGATGAACAAATGAGACAGTTGAATTTACAATAAAAGAAACCCCCACTTAAAGGTATAAAAGCGAGGGTCTCTCCACCAACGAATTAGGTGGACCAATCAACCTAATTCTTCGGTAACTCTACTACATTTTGTGCCTAAAGGTCAAGTGATCTCTAGGCTTTTTTTATATAAAATTCAATTATTTAAGAAGCAATATCGACTATTTCACAGGTATTACCTACGCAAGCCATTGTCTGTGATCCAGAGGTAGTATCTTCAGTCTCGTAGGTAGATAATTTAGTCCAATCTATGTTTTTTGGCATAGATGATAATACCTTTTTATATTCTTCTTCATCACATTCTTGATAGGGAGCTTGAGGATAAATGTGTTCATTAAATGGTAAAAAAGATACGCCAGACATTTCATCAAAATGAGCATAAACAAATGCACCTACCTCAAACCATTCATCTTTCTTTACGTTAATAGTCACAGAAGGTTTGTGTTCGCACCAATGTCTTTGATACATAAGCCACATATTAAGTTGATCGATTGCAGTTAAATCTTTAGTACAAATTGCACCTACAGGAGACATTGTTGGAAAGCTAAAAACTGTTGTTTCCTTTGGCTTTTGATTATCTGGCTCTGACGGAACACCTTGATCAATTAAAAATTGTGTAAGTGGATCTTTGTTATCTCCTCGAACAGTACGAATATAATAAGGTGAATGCCTTGCGTGAATACCACTAGAACTATCGACTAATTGAGAAACTGTTCCAGATGGTTTAACACAAGTAATAGCAGCACTGTAAGGAACACCTAGCTTTTGCGCCCACAATATATTTGTTTGTACAGCTTCTTCTTTTAAATGCTCTAAAGTGTTTGCTAATCCTTCATTTTTATGTGTCAATAAAGGATTATCCATTATCCCTGTAAGACTAACACCAAGAAGCCTTTCTTCTTCTGTATTTTTGTGCCAATTTTTGCGTAAATACGGAAATTTTGTATACGTAGATTGAATTGTTCCTAAGATAGTAGCTAATTCAACCTTTCTTTTTAATGTTTCTACAGTATCTGTAGCTCTAACCACTACTTCGGTTAAATTACAAAATTGCATACTTCTAAGAATTATTTCAGAACAAGGATTAGTTCCAAAATCATACTCTGGATCTCTTCTATCATTTTTTGCAACTTGTTTTTTACAAGCTTCTCTGTTGAAAATACCTCGCTCACCAGAATTACTTTCAATTAAAGACATCCACTCACGCATAAAAGACATAGAGTCAGGCTTTTCTGTATACGCAACTGAGTTATTTGCTAATCGTCTGTAGCCATATCTTTTTATTCCAGCGGCTTCATCATCCCACCACTCACCAGACTTAGCATAACGCATTCTATCGTCTTGTAGATTACTTAAAGAAATCATAGCAGATCGGCGTACACCACCTACAACTACTATTTCGCCAACTTTGCACATAAGATCATGGCATTCTAACGTAGACAGTTTACGTCCTTGTGCTTCTTTAAATGTTTTAACGGAAAAATTAAATAAATCGACTAAAGGAGCAGGTCCAGATGCCCTACCCCCAAAAGTCTTTAATCTAGATCCTGCGGGTCTTACTTTATCAACATTCCATTTAGGTATTTCTCCCGCCCATAATAATGCTAGGATTTGTCTAAAAGCTTTAGCCCAACCTTCTTTAGAGTCTTTAACAACCACGATAGTATCACTATCAAATAGCTTTGGTACTTCGGGCAGATTATCAATAAATTTTCTTTCAACACTAAAACCAACGCCTGTACCACATAAAAGAATAAACATAGCTTCATCAAAAGACTTTGGATCATCTACAGCCAAATAACTACAATTATACATACAAGTATTATCACGATCAGCCGCTGGTCCTGCGGTCATTAATGATCTCATACTTGGCATAACACTTAAATTAAGTATTGCTTCCGTAATTTCTTCAATCAACTCTAGCGTAATAGGATCATTTGACTTAATTCTAGGTCTAACTACATTATCTATGTATCTATCTACGGTTTCAGTCCAAGTTTCTCTACGTTTTTCTTCAGGTAGCCAACGAGCATAACGGCTAGTTGCGATAAAAGTTTGATAGTCTGTTGGAAGTAAATTTTTATTCATTTTTGGTCTCCACTAAGTCCTGTAATGTTGGTTTTTTATAGTTTGGACCCTTTAAAACTTTACCGTTAGGGTCTTTGATAGGCTTACCGTCAATGCCTAGTTTGCTCATGTTTGATTTGTGAACCCTACGCACGGCTTCGTCCAAATCCCAACCATAAGTAGCTGCATAGCCATAAACTACGTAGGCAATGTCAGCTAATTCTTTGAGGGCGTTTTCAGGTGCATCACCTTTCAAACATTCTTCCTCAAATTCTTCAAATTCTTCTCTTATAAAATTAAAACGTAATTCTTCTAGTTTAAAACTGCCCAACCATCTTTGATTTATAGGTTGACCCATAGCTTTAGCAAATTGAGTTACCATCTGAAGAGGAGAGCTTTTATCTATGTGATCTAACCAATCTGGCTCCATATCATGTAAACCAACTTGATTTAATGGCTCTGCTAAAGATGCCACCGCATCAATATCTTCTTTGGTAATCATCCCTAGCTCCTCTCAAAATCTTTAAGAAGGCGGTTTAAATACCACTGAGCTTTTTTTAAGTCTTCCGCACCATTTTTATAAGGAAATCTCCAAAGGTATTTAAAGGAGTTTTGCCAACAATAGGCTTGGTGGGCGGTGAGTACTTCATTAGCACTTTCTGCCATTGCAGACATTGCATCGATGCACTCTATTGAAGATTTATTATAGTGTGGTGGTTTATTAACTAAATCCGTTTCGTAATCGCCTTTAAAAGTATCATTTTCCATTTTTATTCCTTTTTTAATGAAATTTCTTTGTTTTAAATTCTAAAATTTTAGCAGTATCATTGTTCCTAACGGCTTCTTCAAATTCTTTGTCAGGTTCAAATTGTATTTCAGTATCGTTGCTCTCTATAATGTCTCTTAAAATGGTAACTTCTCGTAATAGAGATCCCATATGTGCAAATGAATTAAGTTCAGTTCTTAATTTTGCATTTAAGCCAGCAATAACATCAGCGTAGAACGTAAATTGTTCTTCTGTCATTGTGGTGCTTAAATTATGATTAACATCAATATCATAATGATCTGTATCTTGATCTATAGAGATGCGAAAATTTATAATGTTTTTACGTGATTTCATAATGTGCCTTTACTAACTAATTTGAAAAAATGTTCCGCATCTACAACCGCTAAAGGCTTCTGTCGATCCGCTTTAATTATTGCCAATGGCTCAGACCCTTCAGGGCAATTTTCCGTAGCCTGATTAATTATTTTATAGATAGAAAAATTCTTGTGTGATTTACATTCAATTGAATAATTAAATAGGTGTCTGGCGGTAGGACTAAGCTGAATATCCTCACCACCAGCACCCATCGAAGTGCTTCTAACATCATCAGGGAGTAGTTTTTTAGGATAGAGAGCGAGAATATGGTCTCTAACCCATTGTTGATGTTTTCTGCCCTTCGCTTTAGCACTAGATGATTTCATAGCCACTTAGGTAATTCCAAGACACTATAATCACCCCAGCCAGTGCTAAAATCTTCCTTCTCGTTTGCCACGGCTATAGTAGCTAATACCCTGTGCATACGCTCTGTAGCGTTCTCTAGTAACTCAGGGCTAACTAAATGCAGATGGCTAATATAGGGAGCCGATTTTTCGACAGCGATAAACGTAAATCTATCTACATCAATTTCGGCTAAATTACATACGTAAATATAAAACGCAGATTGTAAATCATACGAATATTTCCAACACTCTTTAGCAAATCCTGATGGGCTTGCATCTTGAGTAGTTTTAACATCAAAGACAGCGTTTTCAGACAAAATATATAAATCTGGACGAGTTTTTAATATCAATCCAGTTCTAGGACACTCTGCAAAAATGCTAACTTCGTTTTGTCTATTTTTATGACGTAAAACTTTCTTACAAGCTTTATTTTTTAAAGTTTCTTTCGCCATACGATGGGCTACGTGATACTCAACCTCAGTCAATAAAACTTGATCAGGTTTAAGTGACTCTTCCATCTCCTTAAATGCTTTTGAGTTTCGGGTCTTTGGACCTTTAACAACTAAATTGCGGTGTTCCTCTAGGAGAAGTGCGTGAACACCCGACCCTAGAGAAAACGCAGAAGTTTGAACTCTTTTCTCACCTTTCCAGTGAGCTATAGACTTCTTGTAAACTTTTTTTACCGCAGATGAGGAAATACCACTTTGTTTATGGTATTCTTCAACAGGCATATTTTTAATAATGCCCATTTATCCAACATCTTCATCAAGAGTTTCCACCGCATCTAAAATTCTAGCAGCTTCTTGCTCCTCTTCTGTCTGTGTAGATGCTAATTTAAAGGCTTCATCAATTCGTTTATTTTCTGAAGTAACCAAACCACTTACGTGAGCTAAACTATCATAGGTAAGTTGGTCCATTGGAATCGGATTCCCAAATTGAGGACTAAAACGCATTACGTAGTATACTGCGCCTTTGTCAGTCTTCATCTTTTCAGCCTTGAGAACATTTTCAAAATCCCAAAGGTTCATCCCATTCGGCATTCTCTTAACAACATCATGCCAAAATGGTCCGTAGTTCCTTCGCTTTAAAGAAAGTACACAAGGTTCATTCTCTAAAGTTATTTCTTTTCCTTGAGCCGTTTTACCTACGTAACTTACTAATCCACGAATAATACGATACCTGTCTCTACCTTCATATTGCTTACGTTCCTCAGGTGTCATATTTTTGGATTGTTCATAAGTAGGCATACCGCACATAAAACCACCTAATTGATCCCGTGCTTCTTCTCTCTGATTTTTAATCAAAAGAGATTTGTTTATCAGTCCATTATCCCCCCAATGCTGATACTGGATATGATTACTAAAAGCCCTTAGCTTTACGCCTTCCTTTGCATAAACACGATCTTCAGCCGTATTTAAAAAGAACGCACCTAATGGAATTTGATTACCGTTAGCGTCTTCGCCATTTGAATTAATTTTTAACGAGGGGATGCTTGGCCCCTTCGTGCCAGAGGACGCACCTAATTGTGCGCTTATCTCTTCTAATGATAAGCCAGTTTCTTTAATTGCTAGTTCAGTCATAACTTTCCTTTTTTTAAAATGAGTTTTCATTATACACTAGTTAGGTGTTCTATTCAACCATATTCTTGTTGCTCTAACCAGTTTTTTCCTCTACTAATTTCAATTTCTAGAGGTACAACAAGAGAGTATCCAAAGCGTTCTTTTGCTTCATCTCCTACTTTTGTCATTGCTTGCGTAAGTATTGCCTTTACTTCCTCAACTTCATCTGGATGAGTATCAACAACAATACTATCGTGTACTGTAAGTATAAGTTTTGATTGCATATTTTTTTGTTTAAATAAACGATAAGCCCTAATGCAAGCTAATTGAACTAAATCTGCACTAAAGCCTTGTACTGGATAATTTAGTATTTGAGTAGCAAAACTTACGCGATTATTCCTAGTTCTGACAACATTAGGCCAGTAATATTGTCTTCCACTAGGTGTTTCTACAGTTCCATTCTTGAGTGTTCCATTCATTAAAGACTGATGCCAACCGTATATACCTTCGTATATCTCATAAAACCTATCAAAATACGCTTTTATATGTGAAGGCTGACCAGCTCCAGTACCACCAAAGAGAGGTTGAAAGCTTGCCCATTTATGGTTTTGTCTCTCAGATTTACTAACTTCAGACTGTGGTTTACGTAGACAGATGCTTGCAGTTTGTCTGTGTATGTCTTTGCCTTCAATAATATCTGCAAGACCTTGACTATCTCTAGATAACTCACAAGCCGTTCTAAATTCTAATCCACTGTAATCCGACTCTAAAAGTAGACCATTTTCAAAACGGCTAACAAAGCACTTACGTACAGGAAATCCTCTTTTTGGTTGGTTCTGTAAGTTTAAGGACATACCACCGCCAGAAGAAAGTCTGCCAGTAGAAGCTTTACACTGATGAAAGCTTGCGTGAAGAAATCCGCTTGCTCTAGTACCCCTCTTTATACCAGCAACAAAACTATCTAGGTAAACAGATATTGCGCTCAAGCGAGATAACTTAGTCAAGAACTCTTTAGCTACTTCGTTGTTTTTACGCTCTGCTTGTTGAATTAAAAGCTTAATGGTTTCCTTGTCTGTTTTAAAACCATTGATACTAGCATCGTAAGGAGAGCTTGGAGACAATCTTAATCCAGCTACAACACCATTAGATACGTAAATAGCACCCTTTCCATTACAGGTTTTGCACTTGGTTCTATTTTTATAAGGACCACCTTGAACCCTATACTTTTTACCATTTTTAATTTTAGTAATTTGTTTAAACTTCTGAATAGACCCAAGGCCATCACAGCATTGACAACGAGAAGCAACTGTCTTGTGAACTACTTTAGTCGTAGCCCTTACAGCGTCTACAAATTGATTTGATTTCATATATGGCGGTCTAAGAGATTTACCTGCTTCATTAGTGCCTATGTTGAATGTCTTTTGGTGAACATCTCTGTCAATAACCTCACGCGAATAAACTACCTTAGTCATATCTGCGCCACTATTTAAGTTAATAGGCGTATCACCCATTACTTGTTCAACTAACTCTGTTAAACGTCTTTCAAGCTCAATCTTTTCAGCTTCAAACTCTTTCTCAACAATCTCTAAAGCATCCATATCAATCTTAACGCCGTTCATTTCTATCTCACATAGAAACAAAAGCATTTCATTCATAAAAGGGATTACTTTTTTAAGACTAATATTATGCTCACGCTCTAGAATATCCTGTTGCGCGAGAAACAATTCTCCACAGGCTTTTACGTCAGCTTCTGCATATTCAATAACTACGTTGAGAGGCATTTCACTAAAGTCAGTGCCTTCTTTAAACATCTCATCAACAAGGTCTGATTTTTTAATGCTTTTAGTTTTACGTCTGATTGCACTTTCCTTTAAGCTCAACAATCTACGTTGACCTTTTGCTAAAAGATACTCACAAATCATAGTATCGTAGACAACTGGTGGGAGCGCGAAGCCCATTTCCATCAACCACTCAGCATCAAACTTAACATTATGACAAATCAAACCATCTGCTTCAGCCAAATGGCTTTTAAGCCTAGATATTCCATCAGGAACTCTACACTCTTTATGAAAAAATATATCAAAATGAACTTTGTCTACTGTTTCCGTAGATAGCCAACCATAATGTGCGGAAACACATTTATTATTTGGGTTCTTAGGGCTATTATCTATACGACCATCGATACGCTCTACTGTCGTTTCTAAATCCAATACTAACCACTTCATTTTAAACCTCGTACCTTGAGGTCTTTTGATTAAGTGAACAAATAATAGTACCGTGCCATCCTGAGATCTTATTCTTCATTACGGTTATCCAACGAGTAGGATCGTCAGGCATCTCAGCGTCATTCATACGACCAATGCCCAACATAATATCACTCTCAGCCGCTTTACCTAGCTTCGACCCTTCCATCATTGACATTGTAATTCTGGTCTTACCCTCAGCTTCTGCACTTGCTTGCGAAAGACCTAAGATTGCACAATTAAACTTCTTAGCCGCTTCTCTCAGTCGATAGTACAATTCACGTAAACGCTCATGGCCTGAATTGAATTTATCTACGAGAGCAACTTTATCAGCCATATCAACAATAACTAAATCTGGCTGTTGTTTATCTAAGTAAGCTTCTAAAGTTTGGATATCCCAACCTTGAGCATCGACAAATATTAATCGGTCTTTAATACCTAAGTATCTTGCGGAAGCACTCTGAGGATCAAATTCGATCTCCTCTACTGTCATACCAGTATGAGCTTGTATTGCGCGAAGCTTTGTTCTTTTACCTATTTCTTCATTAGCTATGTAACAAACTTTAGCACCTTGTTGGCAAAATCCTGATGGACCAGCACAAAGACTTATAGCAAAGGCCGTTTTACCTACGTTACTATAAGCGGCTATAACTCCAAACTCACCTCTACCAATGCCGTACACTTCCTTTGATAACGTATCCAAGTTAAACTTAAATCTGTTATCATTTGATACAGTAGCTAACAGTTCGTAAATATCGTCAGTTACTGGTTCACCAAAATCGTCTGGTAAATAGCCATTAGATACGCGAGTAAGTAAATTATTGAGTGTATCCATTGCTGAGGTATCGCCCTCAGACATTTTTATGCCAAGGTTAGCAATATCTAACCCAATATGTTGTCTCCAAAGATTTTCTATAACTTCTTCAGCTACAGCATCATCAATATCCTCAGACTCAGCGACTGAGTTCATTACATCCTGTATTTCTACAGACCAAGATCCAGTAGATGTAGGATTTTTTGCCTTCCAATAAGCAAACAATTCTAATGGAGTAATATCTTTTTCAAATTTTTCGTGCATCGAAACAATAGTTTCAAACACTTCTTTTCTACTATCTTCAAATAGTGATTTTCTTAATTTTGCCTTATTCTCTTTATAAAAAGAGTTACGAAGACAACTCTTCAACAATGATTGGTCCATTTATTTCTTTCAAATTATTAACATTTAATAAGTTGCTATAAAACACCAACTAATAATAAAAATCAAGCAAAAAAAAAGCCCCACTAAAAGTGAGGCTCTTTCTTTAGTTATTTACGTTATTTAGTTAGCTCTAAACTTCATTTTGCTTAGATCAACTGCGCCAGGTTCTCCCCGTCTTTCACGTAACTCACATTGATAGTGAACTACTCTAGGATTATTTTTTACGTACTCTTTGATAAGATTTTCTAGTGCTTCTTCTTCTTTAGCGGCTTCTCTAAATCCACCGTCTATTTCAAGATCAATGATTGCTATTCCTCTAGCTTTCATAACCATTCCTTTGAGTTTAGAGTCGGTACTGGTTAGCTTCGACTGTTGTTTAAAATATATGTTTTCGGGTTTTACCTATAAAGATATTGCTCTCAGCTCACTTCGACCAGTCTGTGTAAACCTATCGTCTTACACTTTCGATGTTTGACCCTATGCCAAAACTCGTTAATGGGTGGTCCTTTGGGTGGATTAATATATCCTTCGCCCCACACTAATCCTTCACAATTACGAAAATTAGTAAACATTCAATACCTTTATTAATTGGTCCTTAGATAGCTCTTTTAAGTCCTTAGCTAAAAGTCTAAGCTTAATTGATCTATCAACATTTCTTAATTGGTTTATTGCTTTAGTACTTGCATCCTTGTCAAGACATAAAATTCTCATTTTATAAACTTTAGTAGCTTTATGTATCTTTTGTGTAATATTCGTACCAAGCAAGGCAACACCTACGTAATTATTTAATCGACTGACACTACAAGCAGATGGTATATCCTCAACATATACACAAGTCTCCCCTTTACCTATTTGAACTCCTGTATCAATAGTACCGTAAGTAATCCACTTGGGTCCGTATGATTTAAGTGATCGTCCAACAGCACCATTATCTGCGTAGAAAAGTACCCTGTCTTCACTTGGAGCATATCTTACTTTGATGTACCCCTTCTCATATGCTTCTAAACTATTTACGTTAACAAGATAGTCTAATGCTTCTTGGTGGTTATCTACGGAAGTAGTTATCTCAGGAATTGGCTTTGGATCTCTAGTTTTCTTTTGAACTGTATCCGCGAGATAATTCTTAACAGCTTTTAAGTTACGTTTACCTGAGTAGATACCTTTGGCATTACAGGAAGCTCTATAACAATACCATTTTAGTTGACCATCCAGTTTAGAAACAGCCAATTTCTTTAGTCCACCACAGAAAGGACACTGAATAACTATAGTGTCTCCCTCTTTAATAGGTATTGCTTCTACAATTTCTAGTTGTTCTAAATAGGTCATGGTCTCATAGTCGTTGGCTATATCTGCCCCTGTCGGAACAGACGTAAGTCTAATAAGTAAATGTCATAAGTCAACAATTATTTAAGTGCTTTTAAAAACAATTTGTGTTAACAGGTATTCTGCGATTAGTTGCGTAAGTCATTGATTTTAAAAGAGTCAGACTAATCAATTGGTCGTAGGTTCGATCCCTACCGCCGGAGCCAAACTCTTTAAAATCAATAACTTAACGCATATTTTTATTAAAAATGGCATAGCAGATTACGTTGTGGCAGTCTGCCATTTCTGCCACTTTCTATCACAAAAAATCAAAGCAAACCTCTTTTCATGTTTGCGTTGGTAGATTCGATCTCACCAGCAACTGCGTAAACAACTAACATATTGGGGTTTTTATGCCCTGTAAGAGCCATTAACTCCCTGTCAGTACAACCTGAGCGCGAGGCATGAGTTGCTCCTGTCCTACGTAGATCAGCCATCCATATAGAAGAATACTTTTGGCTACCATCTCGGTTACGCTGACCGTGGAGAGGAACTTTTGGCAGTCCATACCCATCCGCGAGCTTGCGAAACAACTTGTTGCATCTGTCTTGCGTATAGGGTTTGCCCGTATTTTCATAAGCAAAGATATAGTCATCTATGTTACGCTTCTTATGTAGAGACATACGCTTCTGTACTGCATTAGTTACCTTGATAGACATATGTTTACCCGTCTTTTGCTGTATGAAGTTACTTACGCCAGTAACACCGTCTATGTTGGACCACTTCATAGTCCGTACATCTACAGGCCGTTGGCAGAACTCATAGCACATTGTAAGCATCGTACCCATCGAAGGATAACCCTCATCATCGCAATACTTAATCATACCCTTGAGTTGATCTATCTCCCACAAAACTTGTCTATCTGGTAGCTTTGGCATCTTGACCAAAGAGAAAGGATTAAATTTTACTTTCCCTGAGCGAAGACCCTCATTCCAGACTAGCTTTAGTACTCGAAAAGTATGGTTAGCTTTATGTGTTGAGACCGAATCTTCTATGTGTAACCAAAGAGATTGAGCATAGTTGTAGTCTACGTTTGACACATTCATTTTGCAAAACGGTGTGTTAGTTATGTAAACAGGAAGTACGTGCCTTATGTGATCACTGTAAGAACGTCTAGTAGTCTCCTTCTTAATGTTTACGTAGGACATAGATTTCTTGTAATCATTAATCAGTGCTTCAACTGATCGATCATCTACGTAAACATCTTCGTGATTACCGCACTTCCAAAGTTCAAACTTACGTTTGATCTCATAACCTCTGGCATTGGCTTCTGAACTAGATGTGTAAGTCTCTCTCTCTAGCTCAGGGAATGCCCTCTTTACTTCAGTGGTAGGTCTAATGTCATAGACCCTTACACTGCCCCTCATACGAGGTCTTACGTAGGGAGCTTTAGGCATCATCTTTTGCCTTTGTACGAAATCGCTGATAAAACGCTTGTTTCTTTTGATTACTTAACTCTTTCATATTAAGATCATTTATAAATCTAGCTATCTTATCTACTTGCTCCTCATCTATGTTAGTAAGAGTAATCTTGTAGTGCGTTGGTACAGTTTTTAAATCTCCTATTGTACCTTCAGTTTGACCCTCTGGTAATCGTGGGCCGTATTGATCTATTGTAGTGCGTGATTGTATCATATTTGTTTTCCTTTATTCGTTTTAAAGCGCACTCAGCGCAGAAAAAGTATGTATCATTTTCTTTGATGGTCGCTTTGTTTTTACACTTGTGGGTGTCACAAGGTGGTAAATTGCGATGGGTCTTATCTACGTAATCAAGCATTACGAGATGCCCACTCAGCATATTCCTTACCTTGTGCATATTCCCATACTTCGACAAACCTCTTTAGCCAGTTTCTTTGGCAAGAGGTTAGGTTTGGGTTAGCAAACAGTTCTTCGTCTGCACTTCCCAATGGTTGGAGCTTTTCTTTATCGCCCCAACGATTGTAGATATCGGTTAACGTATCTAGTTTAACCATTCTTTTGGTCCTTTCTTTTGTAGAGGTTTTGATATTTAGGATCATAGGATTTACGATAGCGATTATATGGTCCTACTACTGGGCCAATATATTCATGGCTGTAGCAAATCCTCTTTTTCTCCAAGGTCCAGTGATGCCAACCTTTACCGTCACCGTGGGTAGATTTACTTCGGTCTTTAAGGTTAGTGACTGTCTTTCGCCACAAAGGTGAGTTCTGTCTGTACTCCCCCATACGTATGTGACTAGTCTTAGAGAAATATCGAAGACCCTGTTCGATATGGATGTCGGCTACAGCATCAGATAATCTTGTACCAATGCCTAAGCCTTGAAAGTCAGGTAGGCAGACAGTTCTACACTCCCTAAATTTCATTCTTGTATCGCCCTCATATAAAGGCGGTATGCGACCGGGCAATGCCATACTACTAGCAAAGCCAACGGTTTCACCGTTCCACTTAGCAAGAAAGCATCTTACTGCCGTAGGTAGTTTAGCTGTTAAATAGTGATGGTTTTTAAACAACTCCCATTTTTCTCTACAGCATCTATAAATTGAAAGCTCGACTGTGGGTCTGACCCATCGAACACGGCCTTGCCGAAGAGACCTCCTAGACACAAGTTGTTTTGTGTCAGTGTTATATACCCAATCAGGCTCAAGCCATTCGATAATGTCATTATGGCAAGATGCTAGTACAACATTCTTAATATCATTCTTACGTATATACTTGGCTATGGATGTAGAGCATGACTTGGCTACGTTTCTATTAACCACTGACGTAAACTCATCGACTACAGCCCCATCACCTAACTTACGTGCTAAGTCGGCTCTGAAGCCCTCACCATTGGATACGACATCTCTAGGCTTTGCCCACGTAGGTACTGAGTTCAAGCCTGTAGCTGACAGTCTGTCGATTGCATCTGATTCATCTTTAAAGTGGGATGCTATAGAATAGTTTTCCTTCCAGACAGGTTTCTCTTCTTCACCAAACTGTTTAAGTATGGAAGATTTACCTGACCCTGATGAGCCAACTATTAATCCAATGTTAAACTCTAGTGGATTACCGTTGTCAAAGCTCATTAACTGGTCGTGTAAGTTAGGAACTTCAAACCTAGTTACGTAAACGTCTTGATCGTGATCTCTCCATAGGTCGAATAACTTGTAAATATTCTTGTCTATCGGAGTAGACCATACCTTACTTTCAAGTATTTTATTGTATGTTGTCATTATAAAATTTCTTTCTTTTAAAAATAAATTGTTAAAAATAATAACCATAATTAATTGGTCCTTTACTGTCTTAATAATTTGGTTTTAAACGCCCGCTAATTAAATGTCAAGAAAAAGTTAACAGGCCAAAAAAAAAGGTTGCCGAAGCAACCATAAATTTCCCTACGCGAAGAAGATTATATTTCACATACAGCTTCTCGTTGTTGTTAACGTAGTTAAGACTTTCCAACCAAATGTAGTGGGGTCGGGTTCGCTAGGCATGACTATCATTGTATTAAAGTTAGGTACGTAAACAACGCTATAGTCTTTATTATCGCGCTCTACTAATTCTGATGCCCATATAATGGCGTTTGATGCTTCTTCTAGGCATTGGTGATTATTTTTAGGCATTAAAACATCCAAACTGGTTCTGAGAAAAATTTCCCCACGCGAACCGTACCATACTTTATAGACATACATTTTTTGCAATAGCTAGTACAAAATCAAATAATAAACCAATTAATTAATGAATTTTTTTAGTGTGCTTAAAAAATAATCTAAATGACATTTTTAATTGCTTATTATTTACGTAAACAAAATATGTGATTTTTTTCTGTTTAATTAATTGTTTGATTAAACCACCTAATTAGTGTACTCTTCTGACAGGCACTTGGTTTGTGTCTACATTGTTAACGTAAATAGAAAGGACCAAAATATGCTAACAATTAATCAACTAGCTCAGATGGAAAATGTGACCCACAAAAGGAGAATGCCGAAAGACTTGGTATCTCTTTTAGATGCTAAATATTTTTCTAAGAGCAAAAACGCTTGGGTAAAAATCGGAGATTTATCACTTCCTCATTTTATTCGAGTTTTGAAGTCTCGTAAGATCGAGACCCAAAATGATCAAGAGTGATCAAATGGCTATTGCTCTTATATGGAAGTCTATCACTTTGGTTAGATTTCCTGAGCTTGTTTACGTAACCAACGAATTAATCAATCAACTAAAGAAAGGAGCCTAAAAATGGCTTTAGATTTTACAGCAATAGATAGAAATATCGAACTACCTAACGAACTTAATTTTGTACCTGAGTTTGAACCTTCCAAAATGAGAGACCATAAGTTTGTTATCAATCCTTTAAATGGTGAAGCAATGGGCCACGTATCCAGTGGCTTTAATTGCGCTCCGCATAAAGATTTCTTTGAAGGCGTTTGGGGCCAAATTACTGAGAATCTAGACGGGGCCGATGTTTCAGACGCAGAGGTCAGATTTCAAACTGCCCGTCATGGTGGGTTTGCTTTGATGGATGTTTGCTTTCCAAGTATTGAAGCAGATATTATCACCAGTTCAGGCCATAAGACTAGCTTACGTCAAAGAATAATAGCTTTGCACGGTGTAGACGGTAAACAAGGATCTAATACAACGCTTTTCGGGTCCATTGATACATTCTGTACTAACGGTCAAATCTCTGGCGAGTATTCTAAGATACGTAGAAAGAATAGCTCAGGATTTTCTCTAGAAGCTTTTATAAACGAACTACGTAGGGCAAAGAATGATTTTTACGCTGAGAGTGAAAGACTAAAAGTATTTGCTCAAACTGATCTTAAAGAAAAGACAGTACAGCAATTACTTGAGGATATTATTCCATCAGAACAGAAGCAAAAAAAGATGTATGAATTGTATATGTCCGAAGCTTCAGTAAGGGGCCACAATAAATATTCTTTAATGTCAGCGTTTACGAATTACGCTAGTTACGCAGATAGTAGAAACGGCTTCGAGCTTAGAAATACAGCTAACCAGTCTGAGACCAAAGCTTTGACAATGCTTAATCGTGAACTTGAAGTAAACAAGTGGATGAGCGACCAAAGATTTTTGGAAGTAGCCTAATGGCTAGCTTGTCAGCAAATTATTACAAGGGGCTTGAAAAACAGCCCCAATTTGTAACGGCAAAAAAGCGTTTAGTTTGCCTTCTACGTAAACAAGCAAAGTTAACTAGAGAAATTGAGCGTTTAAATAAAATTTTAAATAGAAAGGACCAATAAATGTATAGCTATGAAATTTATTATAAGAACTCTAAAGGCGTTGGATTATCGCCCAGACTAAAAACTATCAAAGCTTTAAAGGCTAGATACGCAGATAGTTTGAAGTGGTCCACGATTGTGAAATATGATGATATTTCTGAAATTGTAGTAATGAAGGGCCGTAAAATTCACGGGTATTATGACCGTGATTTTAAGCTTGATAAATCAAAGCCCGTCTTTGTTCACAATATGCTTTATGGTCTAGAACAATGAGACACTGGCTAGAAGATATACTTGGGGCTATTTGCTTGTTTGCTCTTATCTACGTACTTTTTATTATAGGTTTTTCGCTATGAACCCGTACAAAGATAATGAAATAGCAACGGCCCCTAGTTGGGAAGTATTAACTGACTATGGCACTTTTAACAGGCTGATACGTGTGGACCCAGAAAGTGCAGAAAAATACCGTGATCGTAGAAACAAGCTTTACATAGAATTATTAAGGCGTTTACGTGAATATGATTATATGGTTGAGGACACTTCTTAGATACGTATCTAATAAATAAAAACTTAAAAACGCTGTCTTTGGATGGCGTTTTTTTATGCCTAATACTAAAATTAGAGATACTCTGAGAAGCTCTAGGAAGCTCACTGACAGGCCAAATTCACTTTAGGTATTAATATAGCTAAATTTAAAACACCTACTCAGTGGGCTTTAAAATGGCGTACAGAGCATTTAACTATTTACATAACTAACTCAGAACAGGTCTAAAAAGCGTAAAATGACGAAACAAGTTTTTTTGTATTAGACTACCTGAGAATTAATACTGCCATTGTATGAGCTTTAAAATGGCTCTGAGGGGATTTCTGGAAATCATGCACAAAGTGACACTTCACTCTTTCATTTGGTGATCGTCAAATTACTAAAACTATTCACGTAAATAGATTATTAAAATTTTATGACTCTAAAATTATGGACCATTATTTACGCAAATAAAAATAGCAGATACTGCAATAATATTTTTTATAGAAATATTTTATGTCTTTATTTTTTAAGAACTTTTTAAAATGGACCTGTTAACTATTCAGTCTTAGAACCCAGAAAAACCCAAGAAAAACAACTAATTACGTAACTAATTTTTTTATTTTTTTAAAAATTTTTTACAGGGGGCATCTGCCACCCCCCCCTATACTAGATCCATATACAACCCTGACCAGAGATTGGAATTTTGCTATTGTAAACGGCCTTTAGCATTTTTCTAAAGAATTAATTCGTAAAGTTACTATATGTTGTAGTAAATTATTTGAAAAACACTCTGTAAAGTATTAGGTATTGCATTAGCTACATAAATAGTATATACTTACGTATATAGTTTTATTATTATTTTATTTATGGAATTAATTATGTCTGACAATTTTATAGAAGACGGTAAAATTATTGAAGGTGGATTATCTTTTCAGTTAGAACACGACCTTCAAATAATGGATGCTGTCAGTAGTGGGGGTATACTGTATGTGCAGTCTACCTTAGAAGTAGACGGATTTGATAAAATTATTGTTAACAAGCCTTTTTCTGAGATTACGCAATATATTCTTGATGATAGTGATGAAGATTACAGAGAATTATATACTATTGCTAATGAACTGGTCAGCGAGGCTGATAAGTTAAGGAGTTTGGCTCAGAGGATAGAAGACAGTGAACGTAATGTCGCTGATCTTTTTGATACTGACTATGCAGACCCAGCCTAACCTATTTGGTTGGACAGAAGAAGCTCCTGAAGACGTTGACTCTAAGGTTTGTATTAAGTGCGGTATTAATAAACCACTGTCGGAATACAGTATAGCCAATAACCAGTATCTAAGAACGTCTTGTAAAAAGTGTATGGCTTCTGATCAAAGGGTCCGTAAGAGATTGCATTCTAAAGTTGGAGTGCCACCAGACGATCATATCTGTCCTATATGCCAACAGTCTGCAAAAGAAGTAGCTGGGTACGGTGGTTTAAAAGCTGGGCCGTGGGTATTGGACCATTGCCACACGAATAATGTCTTTAGAGGTTGGCTTTGCCATAACTGCAATAGAGCATTGGGTCTGCTTAAAGATAATAAGGACAGACTACAAAGAGCAATAAATTATTTGGGAAGTTAGGTCGGGCCTACGACTAAAAGTAATATACTAGAGTAGGTATCTATATAGTGTTCCCCTTGGGAACAATTCATTATAGCACCTAAATAGCAAATCGTCAATTTATTTCCATAACTATTTACGTAATTAATTGCTTGACGTTCCACATAAAAAAGTGTTACAATGAAGGAGTAACTAAAAATGTCATTTAATCTGTACTATATTCGTGCAGCGATTAGAGAGCGTACTGGTCAAGTTCTGAAATTTGATAAGATACGCCAATTATTACTAGAAGAGGGTTTAATCTCCAAGAAAGAGTTGGAAGACAACCCCCTAGCAAAAGAGTTCGATGGATACGGTAGGTATTTTGCTACAGAAGATAACTCTGTGACAGTTCCTTATGATCCAAAGCGTTTTATCCCAGATTTATTAGAAGAGGAATTTGATAATGAAAGCTATTAAAGCAAAAGCAGGGGCTTCCTGTCCACCCGCAGGGAAGACTGCCAAAGTAAATATGTATGGCGGTGGAATGGCTATGAAGAAGAAAAAGCCAATGATGGGTCACGGGGGTATGGCTTATAAAAAGAAAAAATAACAATGTGGGTTATTGTTTTATTAATGATGCAATTTGGAGAACATCGAGTTGCGTCTAATCAAGTTGTTTATCCTACAGAAGATGCCTGTGAATTAGATCGGGCTACGATGATGATAAATTTGGAGATGTCTAAGCCTGAGCCTAACGCTGTAGCTTTAAGCAAGTGCGTGAAGCTTGAGCCAAAAGTTAGTTTATAATGTTTATAGGAGCAATACTGGTATGTGCTTCGATGTATAACGTATCAACGTGTGACGTTAGAATGTCTACACATAAGGCGTTTGAGAGCAGAGAAGAATGTGCCATAGAAATGAAAGCAGCAGCGCAATTTGCAGCTAAACATTTGGGGTTAGTATCTAGACCCTTCTGCTTTCCCACAAAGGAAAAACTCACTTAAAGCATTCTTAGGGGGAGTAGTATGCTTGCAGAGTCTTTGGCAGTAATTTCAGCTGCCAACGTAGCTATTGGACAGGTCAAGACCTTAATTGGTCATGGCTCAGATATTAGCAAAATGGGAAAACAGCTTGGGGATATTTTAACTGCTGAGGAAACATTAAAAGCCGAAGGGAACACTAAAAAAAGATCATTATTCTCAAGAGCAATGGGCAAGGACGCAAATTCTTTTCAGGAATTTTTAGAATTGGACAAATTACGAGAAGCTAGAAAAGAAATTGAGTCAATGATGAAAATATATGGAAGACCGGGCCTCTATAATGATTGGGTAAAATTTCAGGTCGAAGAACGTAAACGTAAGAAAAAAATAGCAGAGGAAAGAGCTAGAGCCAGAGCGCAACTTATGGAGATAATGCAATATTCTATAGCATTTTTAATAGTTGGCGGTTTTGCAATAGGACTTTTTTATTATGCTTATAGACTTCGTTACGGTTTGTAGTGGCCTATCGGTGGGCCAAGCCGAAGGTTCTCCGTAAACGGGGAAACAGATATTTTTTATACAGTGAAAAAGGCACAATAATAATTATTACAAGTTCCCGTGCGGTAATTGAGACAATCGTAGGTAATCAATCAATCCAGTGGGTTAATTATTAAATCGCAAAGGGCGCATTATGGAAGACAGGCTTAATCGTATGGAAGATAAGATCGATAAATTATCTGAAGCTGTACTTGCAATGGCTAGAATGGAAGAACGTATGATTACGGTTTTTAAACGTATGGAAAACTTTGATCACGCCCATAAAAAAATTGATGATCGTTTAGATGATTTTGAAAAACAAGCTATAGCCCGTGGTCAAAAAATAGCTTTTGCAGAAAGGTTTTTTTGGATGGTCTGTACTGGTGCAGTGGGATTAGCCTTTATCTACTTGAGGTAAACAATGAGTAGGGTCAGTAAAAAGGCTGAAAGAAAGTACGCTAACGGTACAACTTATAAAGATAGCAAAGGAAAAACGCATAAGCGTACTTCTGCAAAAGGTACAAAAAGGGCTGACGCTTATTGTGCAAGATCAAGCGGTCAAAAACAGACTGAAAAAGTAAGGGTAAGACGTAAAGCTTGGGGATGTAGAGGTAAAAAATCTGTTCGTAAAAAAAGGAAATCTTAATGTCATTGGTTAAAAATATAAACAAGCGCAAAAAAGCTGGAACATCACGTTCTAAAAAGAACACAACTATAAGCGATAAAGCATACAAAGATATGCAAGCTGGTTGGCCTAAGAAGAAGAAAAAGAAATGACGGAAAAACGTGAACTAACAGAGAAGCAAACCCTCTTTCTAGAAGCTCTAATGTCAGAAGAATGCAAGGGCAATATTAAAAAAGCTATGGGTGTTGCTGGGTATGCTGAGAATACGTCCAGTACTGTAGTTGTTTCTGCCCTGAAAGATGAAATTAACGAAAGAGCGTCTATGGTGATGGCTATGAACGCTCCTAAAGCTGCTTGGGGGATGGTAGAGGTGTTAGATGATCCAGGTTCAATGGGAGCAAGAAACGCAATAGCAGCGGCTTCACAAATACTGGACCGAACAGGTTTAGTCAAAAAAGAACAGATTGAAGTAAAGAATACAGGCGAAGCAATGTTTATATTGCCACCGAAGAGTGAAGATTGAGCATTTGGTTAGATAGAAAGAGACCAAACAAAACTGCTAAGATCCCATATGCCTACAAGGAGTCAGATCACGATCCTCTTGTTTTAGTGGCTGATGAACAGAAGGCATCTTTAGTAGAAGAAGCTTTGGATTATTTAGATGGTGGACACTCTAGCCGTAAAACTGCGGAGTGGCTGACTTCTAAAACTGGCGACAAGATTACCCATCAAGGTCTTATTCATATTTGGAGATCTAGACGGGGAAAGGACAGTGAAAAACCATCAAAACGGCTAAAGGAACTAGCTAAGGAAAATCGCAAGCGTAAGCCAAAAACTGTTGAGGAAAAGAAGCTTGCCTCAGCTAAACGGCGACAGACTGATGCAAAAAGAAGGTTAACTTTAGCTAAAAAGAAGCTTGATGAATTAAGGCCCACTGAAGAACTAGATACAGCCAATTTAGATTTTTCAGTTATAGAGAGCGAGAAGAAAAAAAAGGAAGTAGTCTTTGCGCCGAATAAAGGTCCACAGACTGAGTTTCTAGCAGCGTCTGAAAGAGAAGTTCTCTATGGCGGTGCGGCAGGTGGGGGAAAATCATATGGGCTTCTAGCAGACCCTATGAGGTATTTTTCAAATCCTAATTTTAATGGTTTGATATTAAGGCGTACTAACGATGAGCTTCGTGAACTTATTTGGAAAAGCCAAGAACTTTATCCTAAAGCCTTTAAAGGTTGTAGGTGGGCTGAAAAAAAGTCTCAATGGACTTTTCCATCTGGTGCAAAGATGTGGCTCACGTATTTGGAAAGAGATCAAGACGTTTTACGTTACCAAGGTCAAGCGTTCTCGTATGTAGCATTCGATGAGCTTACGCAATACGCAACGCCGTTTGCTTGGAATTATATGAGATCAAGACTTCGTACTACGGACCCTGATCTACCAATTTACATGAGAGCTACTACTAATCCGGGCGGTAGTGGTCATGGTTGGGTTAAAAGAATGTTTATAGACCCTTCGCCCCCTAACAAGAAGTTTGTGGCTAAGGATATAGAGACAGGAAAAGACTTGGTTTACCCAGAAAGCCACGAAAAATCTGGGGAGCCACTTTTTTACAGGCGATTTATACCAGCCAGTTTAAAAGATAACCCGTATCTTATGGAAGGTGGGCAGTACGAAGCCAACCTACTCTCTCTACCTGAGATGCAACGTAGACAATTATTAGAGGGAGATTGGGCGGTTGCAGATGGTGCTGCATTTTCTGAATTTAGACAAGATACACACGTTATTGAACCCTACGAGATTCCTACCGATTGGAGGCGTTTTCGGTCCTGTGACTTTGGATATAGTTCTTTTAGTGCTGTTCACTGGTTTGCAATTGATCCCAGTTATAACACACTGATTAATTACAGGGAATTATACCTTTCTCAACATACAGGAAGAGACTTAGCTAAAGCTGTTTTACAAGCTGAAGGCTCAGAAAGAATAGATTACGGGGTATTAGACAGTAGTTGTTGGCATAACAGAGGGCAAATAGGCCCATCTATTGCCGAAGAAATGATAGCAATGGGCTGTAGGTGGAGACCAAGCGATAGAACGAATGGCGCACGTATAGCAGGTAAGAACAGATTACACGAAGTTTTAAAAGTTAACGAAGATACAGGACTTCCGGGAATACAATTTTTTAATACTTGTCGGCAAATTATAGCAGATCTGCCCGTTATTCCAAATGATCCAAGAGGAACAGAAGATATCGATCCAAAATACACTTCTGATCATGCTTACGACAGCGTGAGATACGCTGTTATGAGTAGACCAAAGGCGTTTAGCCCCTTCGATATGGGTAAAGGCGTTCCACAACAGAGTTGGCAACCAGCTGACGCAATTTTCGGGTACTAAAATATGGCATTAATGGATAAACCAATACCAGAGGACGCTACAGATACAACAAAAGCCGTGCCACTAGAAGAAGATGGTAACGTAGAAGAAGAAAATATTAACTATTCGGGTGCAGTAGCCTTTGTAAAGAACCAATACACTCGTTCAAAAAACGCAAGATACTCTGATGAAGAGCGTTGGTTGGATTCTTATCGTAATTATAGAGGATTATATTCAAGTGAAGTCCAATTTACGGATGCAGAAAAGTCAAAAGCCTTCATAAAAGTTACAAAAACCAAAGTTTTAGCAGCTTATGCTCAAGTTGTGGACGTTTTATTCGCTGGTAGCAAGTTTCCTGTAGGAATTGAAGCCCGACAGTTCCCAAATAACGTAGCAGACGCAGTTTCTTACGATCCAAATGAGCTTTCTACAGAAAATGTTAAAGAAAAGGTCAATGTAGACTACGAAGTACCTAATTCTATTGCTCGACCCGACATAGCTAAAGATTTAGGGCTTTTTAAAGAAAAATTAGAGCCAATTAAAGACGATTTACAGCTAGGAGCTTCTACTGTTCCTAATTCTATCACGTTTGAGCCAGCAAAACGGGCTGCTCAGAAGATGGAAAAGCGAATGCACGACCAATTGGATGAAACTGATGCTCCTAAACACCTAAGATCTGTAGCTTTTGAGACTTGTTTGTTTGGAACAGGTGTATTTAAGGGTCCGTTTGCTCAAGATAAAGAATATCCACGTTGGGATGAAGAAGGTAACTACGATCCTCTTTTTGAAACAATTCCTAAAATGGAATATGTTTCTATTTGGGATTTTTACCCAGATCCAGACGCAAGAAATATGTCTGAAGCAGAATTTAGCATCCAAAGGCATAGGTTAAACCGTACTCAAATGAGAGCGTTGAAAAAACGCCCCCACTTTCGTGAAGAAAGCATAGAATTAGCGTTAGATATGGGTGCAAGTTATCAGCGCGAATATTGGGAAGACGCATTAGAAGATGACTCTACATCTTCATCTATGGATAGATACGAAGTTCTAGAATATTGGGGTATTTTAGATTCAGAGTTAGCTGAGGAAGCTGACATCGATATTCCAAAGGATTTAGAAGACCAAGATCAAATACAGGTCAATATTTGGGTATGTAACAACCAAATACTTAGACTTGTTCTGAACCCTTTTACTCCTACCCGTATACCGTACCTCTCTGTACCGTATGAACTAAATCCATATAGCTTTTTTGGAATTGGTGTTGCTGAAAATATGACAGACACACAATTACTGATGAATGGCTTTATGCGTATGGCTGTAGATAATGGAGCTTTGTCTGGTAACTTATTGATAGAAGTAGATGAAACTAATTTAGTACCGGGTCAAGATATGTCGGTTTATCCGGGCAAAGTTTTCCGTAGACAGGCAGGCGCACCGGGCCAAGCAATCTTTGGAACTAAATTTCCTAATGTATCGCAAGAGCTTTTACTAATGTTTGATAAAAGCAGACAACTTGCAGACGAAGCTACAGGTATTCCCTCATACAGTCACGGTAGCGGAGCCGTTGGCGGTGTAGGTAGAACAGCCAGTGGTATGTCGATGTTAATGGGAGCAGCGGCACAAAACATTAAAGCTGTTGTTAGGAACATAGACGATTATTTACTTGGTCCTCTAGGTAAAGCACTTTTTGCTTTTAATATGCAGTTTAACTTCGACAAAGAATTTATTGGCGACTTAGAGGTAAAAGCTAGAGGTACTGAAAGCTTAATGCGAAATGAAGTACGTAGCCAACGATTATTACAGTTTATGCAAATGACTGCTAATCCTCAGATGGCTCCATTTGTTAAATACGATTACATCCTAAGAGAATTGTCTGCGTCTATGGATTTGGATGAAGACAAGATACTCAATGATCCAAGAGAAGCTGCTATTCAACAAAAGATGATGGCTGAAATACAAGCCCTCATGCCACAACAACCACCGCAACAACAACAACCCCAAGGACCACCATCACCGCAAGATCCTACAGGTAATGGCAATGGAAATATTGCTCCCGGTCAAGCTCCAGAGCCAGATGCAGAAGGATTTACTGGAAGTGGCGGTGGAGCAAACGGCGGTAATGCACCTCAACCACAACAAGGGCCACCACAGCCCCCAATGCAATAGGAGTTATAATGGGTAAATATCCAGTGCCGTGTCCAAACTGTGAAACAAGGGCAGAATGTAGAAAAACAGGAACTTGTAAAAAAGAATAATGAACAAAGAATTATATCGGTCTTTGCTTCCTTTAGTTAACGACAAAAATCATTTTGAAATTATTCAAGAATACGCTGAAGCAAGAATAAAGTTATTACACAGTCTTTTAGAAACAACAAAAGACCACCATCGAATTTTAGAAATCCAAGGTGCAATCGTTGAGTTAAGACGATTTGCTACTCTTCGTGATGAAGTCATTAAAGGAGCCGAATAGTGGGAATATACGACTTTATGTTTGGCGATAAAACTGAAGACGATCTTGAAGCCACTGAAAAAGGAATGGGTTACGGTGAGCTTATTTTAGACAATATTATTGGTCTTGATAATCAGTATGATAGCTTTGGTGAAAAACTAGGCCGACAAATTAACGAAGACGAAATAGGTTTTCTTAAAGATACCGCTAAGGGAATGTACGAAGGTGCAAAGGAATTTGTAAGCGCACCAATTGAAACAACAAAGCAAATCGTTTCTGACGTAGCAACTGGTACAAAAGATCTATTTACGAAAAGCCTTGATGAACGTCTTATGGAAATGTTTGGCGTAACTCAGGATGATGCAACGGCAGAACAAATAAACCAAGCAAGAGAAAGCAGACTTGGGGATGCTATGATTGCATCTTCGTTAGTACCAGCCGTTGGTGTAGCTACTGTAGGAACAAAAACTTTATCAAGTGCAATACCAGAAATTGAAATTGATACAAATACTTTAGGAAGTAATCTAGGAAATATAAAATTTAAAAAAAATAAAATAGATGATTCTGAATTAAATGATGAAACTACAGATACTTTGAATGAAGAGTTAATGTCTGTAGAAGCTTATAAACAAGCTAATATGGGTAACAACGGCGCACCGCCTATTAATACCGTAAAAGGATATAAATTATTTAGAATTAATAGAGATACTGGTGAATTATTTCCTCTCTACGTAGATGCCGATACACCAATACCTCAAGGGGAATGGGTGGATGCTATCGCAGGCGAATTAGTCGATGGTAAAGTTAAATCTTCTATTGGTAAATTAGCATATAGACCCGGATTTCATTCGGCTCAACTTCCTTGGGTTAATCATATTGGAACAAAGCATCCTATCTCAAAAGAAACATTTGATCGCTTAAAGGCTGAGGGTGCTAACAACTTACTGGTAGAGAATAAAAAGTCTGGAACAAAATACTACGAGAGGTTGCGTGACGATGATACGGTTTGGGCTGAAGTTGAACATCCAAACGATGTTGATTGGCAATCAGTAGCTAACGCAAGAGCTAGAATTAAAAAAGATGGTACTCCTGAAGCTAAGTCGGCTCATATAACAGATCAAATACCCGTTGGCGGTCATTACTTATACAATACAAAGTCTGGTAATCCTAATCAGTGGCTAATCGCTGGTTCTATGAAAATAAATAGAATACTGGATGATGCTGAAGTTGAAGCAATTAATAAAGATGCAGGTGTGCTTGGTTCTGATATGCCAAGAATACCCTACTCTGAAAAAGTATCTGCTACCGTAGCTACACAAACTGACGAAATGTTAGATGATGGTCGAGTAGTTGGTTCCGACCCTAACTTTGGTCCTACTGGACGTATTTCTACAAGAGTTCCCACTAAAGGATCTGGTAAAAACGAACAAATTTTACCTGAAACATATTCTGGCGAATTAACTATTGGCAAAGAAGCTATGAAAGAAGGTGGAACGCTAGATAAGAATATGGAGTTCTTAGCTACCAGAAGAGATCAAGGACCAGAATACGCAGACTCAGGTAATGTTCCTTATTTTCCGGGTTTTAAAGCTTTAGAAAAATTAGACCCTGAAGCTAGGGCTGAATTTGTATCTGCGATGCAAAAACAAAACTTAAATTTTATTTTTGAAAAATTACCTAAAGAGTTTCAAGACAGATCAAAACTTTGGTATGTAGGCGCAAATAGAGTAGCAGAAGAATTAGCCAATAAATATGGAGTTCCCCGTCCTGCTATGTCGGGTGTTATAGCCGCTTTATCCCCACAGATGGATTGGTTTCAAAATGCGTCTTTAGCAGAAAGAGTAGCTAATGCTGCTATAAACAATCGTAATTTTCCTTGGTCATCTGAAATGACTTCTATGGCTGATAAATATGCTAGTTTTACTTCAGGTAAAAATAAACTGATATGGGAAACTATTAAAGGTAAAACCTACGCTGACTTAGAAACACCTACACAAAAAGCAATGTGGATTAGAGCTTATGATGAAGCTCATAGTCCTAAGACTTACAGGACACTTACACCTGAAGGTGATTTAGGAGAAATAAAATTAACAAATAAAGGTACCCCACAAAATATAGGTTGGGGGTCTTTTGGCGATATTGAAAAAGCGGTTAGAGCATTAGAAAGCAATGGGGATTTTAAAACAATTTCTGATGCAATGGGCGCAAAACATAAAGTTAGAAATTTCTTTAATAATATAGAAGTACCTTTTTCTGACTTTGGAGACATAACAATTGACACTCACGCTATAGCGGCAGGTCTAATGAGACCATTAGGTGGCAATGATTTGTTAACATCTCAAGGCTTAGGTCTTACAGGTGGATCAAGCGCACCAACTGGTGCGAAAGGTAATTACGGATTTATTGCAGACGATTATAGAGACATAGCGTCTGAAAGAGGATTTTTACCAAGAGAAACCCAATCAATAGTTTGGGAAGGTGTTAGGGCATTGTTTAACAATAAAAGCCCACAAGCAAAACGTAAAGTAAACGCAATTTGGACTGCATACGACAACGGTGACCTAACCCAAGAACAAGCCCTTAATTTAATTGAATCAGAGATGGGTGGCTTTGGAGATACTAAGGAAATACTTACTCCTAGCTCCAAAAGATCCATAGCTAAGGGTGGTTCAACAATGTTCGCTTCTGGGGGTTTAGTGCTTCAAGATAGTGAAGAACAAGGCTTTGCAACACCGTAAAGTCATAATTATTTTAGCATTGGTATTCTGTATGGACGCTATTACAAGGCATTACTATCAAAATATTGCTGACGGTAAAGCAATAGAAAATGAAGATGGTAGCCTTTCTACAGTAAAAACTGCCACAGTAGAAATGGATGGGATTACGTATCTAATTCCTACGGTTTGGGATGGTAAATTTCTTGAATTAGAAGAAGCTATTAAAAGATCATTAGACGAAGGCGTTTACGAAAGTTTTTATAAAGAAGAAGACGCACAAAAATTTGATAAAGAAATACATTTAGAATTTGACCCAGTTACAACGGCTGAAGAAGCACGGGAAAAATTAAAAGAAAAAGAAATGTCTGAAGGTGGCCTTCTAATGTATTCTGCAATGCCAGCTAAAAGACCAAATCCTCAAACAAATCTTACGTTAGAAGATCTTGAAAAAATTGAACGTGTTGTTTGGGCTGAAGCAAATACTGAGGGTGTTGAAGGACGGGATGCTGTAAGGGGCGTTATATTTAATAGGCTTCGTTCCGACAGATTTGGAAATACAATTGATGAAGTATTAGTAGGCAGTGAGTTTGAGCCTGTAAGCAAATACGGTAGCATAAAAAAAATACCTGTTCCAGAAGATCAATTACTTCGCGGAATGGAAGAAATGACTGATTATATTCAGTTAGGTGAAGATGCTTCCAAAGGTCGTACTTTTTTTCAAAATGAAAAGAAAACTAAGGCTAGAGGAACATACTACAAGGGAGCAAACCCATTAAAAATTGGCAATCATACTTTTTATGATGGCTACGAAAATCAAGAACCAGTGACTGATTTATTTGGCTCACACAATATTAACGTACTCAGTAATTATTTTATGGAAGATCAAGGCTTTGCATTAGGCGGTATAGCAACTGCCAGAAAAGGAATTACCACACCAGAGGGGGAAACAATGGCATCTAAAAAATTTCAACGTGACGATAAGAAGGCAGACACAAATAACGATGGGGAGCTTTCGGTACGAGAAAAAGAAATAGCGGATGCAGTACAAAAAAATGAAATAGTAGAAATGGCTCATGGCGGTATGGGTTATTCCGATTTTCCTTGTGGATGCTCAAGTGTTCAAGACTGTACGTGCGAAGACCAAGGAATTATGGGCTATGATGATGTAAGCGGTAATCCAGTACCTCTAGGCTCTTCTCCTGAAAATGTGCGTGATGATATAGATGCCAAGCTAAGTACGGACGAATACGTACTCCCAGCGCACGTAGTTAAGTGGCACGGCTTAAAACACATACAACAAATGCAGTCTGAGGCTGAGATGGGTCTCATGGCTATGAAAATGGATGGGCTAATTCAATATGCGGATACAGAAAATCAATCCAGTAGCGAAGGAGTTGAGGACTCCGAAGTATCGGATACAGATTATACCGAACAAGAAGAAGCCGAAGAGGAAATCGAAACATCCTCAGAAATTCCATCTGAAGAGATGGATATAGAGATCGCTACCGTAGAGGTAGATGATCAATTAGACGATACAGAGGACATCGAAGAGATAGAGCCTGTATTACAACCCCTACCCGGTCTGCTTAAAAAACAAAAAATAGCATTCATGGTATAATTGGATACCCGAATATTATCGGACCCATAAAGGAACTATTATGAAAAAACAAAAATATACTCGCGCTCCTGAGCCAGAAAATAATTTAACCTACAGCCAAGAAGTGGCACAACAGCAAGAGCCTGTTGAAAACTTAAATGCTGAAGAATTAAGTTATAAAAAACGCTATCAAGATATTCAGCGTCACATACAGAATATACGTGATCAAAAGGATAAAGAAATAGCTGACATTAAAGCACAGTTAGACTCTGCTACTCGCAAACAAATAAAATTTCCTAAAACTGATCAAGAAGTTGACGCTTGGAGTAAGAAGTATCCTGACGTTGCCAAGATTGTAGATACTATCGCTAGAAAAAGAGCTAATGAAGTTCTTGCCGAAGGTGAAAAACGTCTTGAGCAAGTCGAAAAGTTTGAAAAAAGTTTACATCGACAAAGTGCGGAGCAAGAACTTATGAAATTGCATCCTGACTTTGCACAAATAAGGCAAGATCGCAAGTTCCATGACTGGGTTGCATTACAACCTATGGCTTTGCAAGACAGTGTGTATAAAAATAATACTGATGCAAAATGGGCTGCTCGAACAATTGATCTATACAAAGCAGATACAGGTAAAAGGAAAACAAGTAAATCTGCTGCTCAAGCCGTTAATAAAGCATCTGCATCTACGCCACCTATGCAAAATAAAATTCAATTTTCTGAAAGTATGGTGCAAAAGATGTCGGATAAAGAATTTGAAAAAAATGAAGAAGCTATTACAGCGGCTATTCAGTCTGGCAATTTTGCTTACGACATTTCAGGTGCTGCACGTTAAAACCAATTAGTTACGCAATTAACTATTGCATTAATTAACTCAATGTGTTACAATGAAACCATTGAATTAACTGGGTACGGACACTTATTTAGTACACCCAAACCCTCCAGATAATAATACAAAGTCTACCAGTGCGTTTGGAACCGCTTTCAGCGACACTCTAATCAAGCTGACACTATTGTTTACTTGTCTGATCTAGCTACTTCTAGATGAGTTTTAGAAGTTTATTTTAAGCCATTTCAAATAAGGAGACTTTAATCATGGCATTTCCACAGGCATCAGGTTATACAAACCTGAACTCAGGTAACTTTTCACCAGTTATCTATTCCAAGAAGGTTCAAAAAGCCTTCAGAACCGCATCTGTTGTAGATGCAATAACAAACACTGATTACAGTGGCGAAATCGCTAATTTTGGCGATTCAGTGAAAATTATAAAAGAGCCAGACATCACAATCACCACATACGAGCGTGGTACTACGTTGGCTACTCAAGACCTCACTGACGCTGACTTCACAATGGTTGTTGATCAAGCAAATTACTTCCAATTTGCGATTGATGACATCGAAGAAGCTCACAGCCACGTATCATTTCAGGACTTAGCATCCGATAGAGCAGGTTACAAACTGCGTGATACTTTCGATGCAGAAGTACTTGGATATCTATCTGGTTGGAAAACACCTAGCTCATGGGCAAGGCGTTCTGCTTCTGGTGACGTGAATGGTACTAAAGCTAACAGTGGTGCGGATAATGACGAACTTCTACCAGATAACAAGTTAGACATCACCGACTTCGGTGGCTCTGACCTTGGTGTAGCTTCAGAAGTTACTTCTATTCCAGTTGCCGTAGGCGGTGGCTCAAGTGGTATTACTTCTCCATTGGCGATTATGAATAGCATCCAGAGGAGAATGGACCAAGCCAACGTAGACACTGACGGTAGGTGGATCGTTGTTGACCCAGTGTTTGCAGAAGTCTTAATGGACGAGTCGAGCAAGCTAATTAATAGCGACTTCGGTGGAGATGGCGAAATGAGAAACGGTAAATTACCGGGAACCATTCGCGGATTCTCAGTCTATAAGTCTAATAACCTTCCATACGAAGGCAACGGACCTGCAACAATTCTAAGTACAGGTTCTGAAACAAACTTCGGTGTTATCGTTGCTGGTCATGCTTCTGCGGTTGCTACTGCGGAGCAAATTGCCAAGACTGAAACATTCAGATCACCAACAACCTTTGCGGATATTGTGAGAGGAATGCAACTCTACGGCAGGAAGATACTTCGACCAGAAGCAATCTTCACAGCTAATTACAACTTAGCTTCTTAATATAATAACTTGGGGGGCTGGTAATACTGGCCCCTCACTCTATTGAGGGTTATTTATGCCAACTACTTACATAGATTTATGTAACCAAACGCTACGGCGTTTAAACGAAGTAGAAATTTCGGAAGCCGACTTTGGGTCGGTTCGTGGCGTTCAAGCCCTAGTAAAAGATGCGGTCAAAGCTGGATTAGCTAAGATCAATCAAGCTGAGTTTGGATGGCCCTTTAATGCTGCTGAACATACTCAAGTTTTAGTTGTGGGCCAAGAAGAATATACTTGGCCTTCTTTTTATAAAATAGCAGATTTTAATAGTTTTCAGATACAGGAAGATAGTAGTCTAAGAGCTAGTTTTAAGCATTTAAAACATATTGATGTTGACGAATGGTATTCTGATCATCGTGATCAAGACTATGCGTCTGGAACGTCTGGTAGAGGAATACCAGATTTTATTTTTCAAGGTCATGGTAATGGCTATGGCGTAACTCCATCCCCTGATAAAGCCTATACGCTTAAATTTAGATATTTTATGAATTTTTCTGACATCACAAATGCAACTGATGTCACACGTATTCCAGAGTCCTATGATACCGTATTAATCGATGGCGCAGTTTATCATATGTATATGTTTAAAGATAATATTGAAGCTGCTCAAGGAGCTTACGTAGCTTTTGAACGTGGCATTAAAGACCTACAAACCCTTTATATTAATAATGAAATTAGTATTAGAGATACACGGATTAAGTATTAATGCCTGACAGAATAGAGTCCTACAAAGTAATCTGTAGTGGCGGTCTAAATAGTAACGAAAATCATTTGGATTTGTCGGACAATGCACCCGGATCAGCTACAAGATTAGTGAATTATGAGCCATCACTTTTTGGTGGCTATCGCCGTATAGAAGGATTTGATGAATATGATACTGATTATGGTGAAGTTACCGTAGCTGGTTCATCAACAGGCCAAGGAAAAGTACTTGGTCTTGCTATATTTAAAGATGACGTAACATCCTCAACTAAAATTATAGCAGCTAGGCAAGATGCAAGTGGAAGCAATTATAGTTTTTATCATTATACAGCTTTCATAGGTTGGCGTAAGTATACATTAGATTATTCAGTTACCAGACCAATGACCCTTAGTGGTCGTACTGTTACAAAACTCAGACACGTTACTTTTAATTTTGGTACAGGAAATAAAATTTGTTTTGTAGATGGCGTAAATCCAGCCATTGTTTTTGATGGAGCTAATTGGGAAGAACTTAAATCTACAAATTCTGGTGGTTTTACTGCAGGTGGTACAAATACAGGCGGTGGAGATCAGTGCATAAATGCACCAAGCTTGGTAAGTGTTTTTAAAAACCATTTGTTCCTCGCTGGAGACACGGCTTTTGGAGCAGCAATAGCTCACTCTGCCCCGACTTCTACAGCCGACCCAGATGGGTTTTATGACTTTAACGTAAGTGCCTCAGCAGGACAATTAGCGGCAGGATTTGATGTCGTACAAATTAAAACATTTAGAGATGATTTATTTGTCTTTGGTACAAACGCGATTAAAAAAATAAGCGTAAATGCTTCTAATGCTTTCGCTCTAGACCAAGTAACAGCTAACGTAGGATGCGTAGCTAGAGACAGTGTACTAGAAATTGGCGGTGACTTAATGTTTTTAAGTCCTGACGGTTTTAGGCCAGTAGCAGGTACATCTAGAATAGGTGACGTAGAATTAGAAACTGTTAGTAAACCTATTCAAGCAACATTAGTTGATATTATTGCTAACCAAGATATGGACACACTCAATGGGGTGGTCATTAGATCAAAGTCTCAAATTAGGTACTTTATTGGTGATGATAGCAACTTTGCAGCAGATAGTATTGGAATTATAGGTGGACTAACTAATAGCTCAGGTACAATAGCTTGGGAATTTGGAGAGTTACTAGGGATAAGAGCTTCTTGTTGTACCAGTGGATATATTGGAACTACTGAGTTTATTCTTCATGGCGATTACGATGGACGGGTCTACCGACAAGAAAATGGAACATCGTTCAATGGAACAGATATAGTAGGCATTTATTCTACTCCATATCTGGATTTCGGTGAAACCGAAGAACGAAAAACAATGAGAAAAATAAATACGTTTATCAGGGCTGAAGGTCCATTAGAGTTACTACTTTCGATGACGTATGATTGGGGAGATGCAGATACGCAAGTTCCCTCAACTTACTCGCAAACTTCAACAGGCGCACCAACTAGATACGGGGGAAGAAACATTAACTACAACGCGACAAACGTACTTTATGGTGGTTCGTCTAAGCCAATAATGACCAGCGATATTCAGGGATCAGGTTTTTCCGCACAGGCTACTTTTGTGACTGTCGGTCAGACAGAACCTTTTTCCATACAGGGTATGGTCTTTGAATTTACAACCGCAGGGAGAAGATAACAGATGGCAGGGTATGTAAGGCAGTCAACTGCTAGTATTATAAACGGATCACCTATTACCGCACCTCCGATCAATGCGGAGTTTAACCAACTATTAGCAGCATTTAATGCAAGTACTGGTCACGGTCACACAGGTGCAACAGGAGATTCTCCTAAAATAAACTTAGCAACTTCGGTGTCAGGATATTTGCCACAAGCCAATGGTGGTATGGGTGGTGCAAACAAAATGGATGCCACTACAACACCTGCTGTAACTAACGATAATACAGAAGGCTATGCACCCGGTTCTTTATGGGAAAATACAACTACAGGCCGTATTTATATATGTGTAGGAAGTGCCACAGGAGCAGCCGTTTGGCGTGAACTTGTTCAAGTAGAAAGCGGAAATGCTATACTTCCTGTTGCTACTGACACTATAGACCTTGGATCTAATACCCAACGCTTTCAAGATTTGTTCCTAAGTGGTGGTATCGCAGCTACTGGAAATGTAACTGTAGGCGGTACTCTTACCGTAACTAGTGGAACAACACTGAGTTCTACACTAGGAGTAACAGGTGATGTCACAGTGGCAAATCTGTCTGCTTCTGGAACAACTGTTATTACCTCAATAGATTTAAACTCTGGTGCTATCGATAGTACAACTATCGGTACAACAACCCCTGCAGCTGGTACGTTCACTACCCTTAATGCAAACACTAGCCTTGTCGCGGCTACAGCCGACATAAATGGTGGTACGGTAGATAACGCTACTATAGGAGCTTCTACTCCCTCTACAGGTTCATTCACAGATTTAGGAGCTTCGGGAACGACTACCTTAGCCACCGTAGATATAAACGGGGGCGCAATAGATGGAACAAATATCGGAGCGAATGCGTCTGCTACAGGAGCATTCACTACAATCTCGACTTCAGGTCAAGCTACACTTGCTACAGTTGATATTAACGGTGGCGCGATTGACGGTGCTACTATTGGGTCTAGCTCAACTTCTAGCGGTGCTTTTACTACTTTGTCAGCTTCTGGCGGTTACACTGGTACAGTAACAGGTACAGTAACTGGCAATGTTACAGGAAATTTAACGGGTGATGTCACAGGAGATGTTACTGGTAATATTACAGGTAATGTAACATCTTCTGGCTCATCTTCATTTAACAATGTTACCATTGATGGTACGCTGAATATGAATGCTGGTACAACAGCTACTATTCAGAATTTAACTTCTCCAACAAACGATACCGATGCAGCTACGAAAGGTTACGTAGATACTCAAGTTGCAAACTTAGTAGATAGCGCACCGGGAAATTTGAATACGTTAAACGAACTTGCAGCGGCTTTAAATGATGACAACGCATTTTCGACTACCGTAACAAATTCTATAGCCACTAAGCTTCCACTAGCAGGTGGAACTATGAGTGGTGCTATCGCAATGGGTACATCTAAGATCACAGGTCTTGGTGATCCTACAGCTGCACAGGATGCTTCTACTAAGACATATACTGATACACAGAGAGATACTCGCGTAGCTAAATCAGGCGATACAATGTCTGGTAATCTAGCTATGGGTACTAATAAAATTACAGGATTGGGTACGCCTACTTCTGGTACAGATGCTACAACAAAAACTTATGTCGATGGTATTTTAGGAAGTGCTACGGCAGCGGCTACATCAGCTACCAATGCCGCAACTAGTGAAACTAACGCGGCTACAAGTGCTTCAAATGCAAGTACTTCTGCCACTTCAGCTTCATCTAGTGCTACCTCAGCCGCAGCTTCATATGATAGCTTTGATGACAGGTACTTAGGTGCAAAATCTTCGGCTCCAACAGTAGATAATGATGGTGATGCTTTAGTAATTGGAGCATTGTACTTTGATACTACAGCAGGGGCTATGAAAGTCTACTCTGCTTCTGGATGGACTAACGCAGGTTCTTCAGTAAACGGAACTTCCGACAGACAAACCTATACAGTATCAAGTGCAGGTCAGACTGTATTTTCAGCTACGTATGACTCTGGCTACGTAGATGTCTACATGAATGGTGTAAAATTATTAAATGGTACAGATTTTACTGCTACTAATGGTACAAGTATTACATTAGCAAGTGGTGCTGCTGTAAACGATATTATAGACATTGTTGCTTACGGAACATTTACCTTAGCTGATCACCTAACAGAAACGCAGTCTGATGCGAAGTATGTACAGCAAACGCATACTGGTAATGTTGATGTTACTGGCACTGTAACGGCTGATGGGCTGACTGTGGATGGTGTAACTTCTTCATTTGATACAACTCCCTCAACATCAGGTTTACAATTACATTTTGAAACTGATACAGGTTTAGGCTCAATAGGCTCTTATGTTAGTGGTGGTGCTGGTCTTGGTTTTTATACACATACAGGGACAGACTCTCTTAAACAACGAATAAAAATATCAGGCGGTGGCAACATATCCTTCTATGAGGACACAGGCACAACGCCTAAGTTCTTCTGGGATGCGAGTGCGGAGAGCTTAGATTTAGGAGATGTCACAACTGCTGTTCTAGCAACTTTGCGATTAAAAACTGCAGGTTCAAATAATGCTGTTGCTTTAAACATTGAGGAAAATTCTGGAAATGAGGGTTGGGGTTTAGGTGTAAATGCAAACGGAGATTTAAAGTTTTACAACTCTGGTACAGGCACATCAACAGGCAATTCAGCAGTAACTTTTTCTGACGATAAT